TAAAGCAATATGCTCGGGAAACTCCTCAAGCATCAGTAATGGACACGCCAGAAAACATGTATCAAAACAAGGCATTACAAAACGCGCTCGGTAATAGTGTAGACATTGAAGTGCTGCAAAAGAAAATATACAAGGATGTGTTATCGAATGTAAAGTTGGATAAATCAACTATTACCCTTTACACCCTTGACGATTTAAAACGCCGTTTTTGACGGCAAAAAATAAATCAACAATGTTGTAATGGCGAATCGCACGCCGTTGGTCGCGTATCGCTCTGCTTACGCAACTGAGGTATAACGCCAATTTTTTGCTGGTTTGAAACATTGATGTCCCTAATTGTAAAGCATCTTTGACTTGTTCTTGTGTAATTTTATAGAAAATATGAGAACGGTTATTCCGTTTACGCCCTTGAATATTTTTAATGCTTTTTATTATTTTTTAATTTAAACCGGCGAAGAATTCAATCCGCACAACGGATTTATATTCTTCTTGGTCAATGACCGATAAACAGATGAACACGCACACAAAGTGTGCGGATTCAAATGTGCAGCGGTTTAAACCTTCCAAATACGGATAGTATTATCGTAACTCCCAGAATACAATTTGTTCTCGTGAAGAGTGAGACAACGCACAACATCAGTATGTCCTCTCAAAATGGCTATTTCTTCGTGAGTTTCTGTATTCCAAATGCGGATAGTTTTATCAGTACTCCCAGAATACAATTTGTTTTCGTGAAGAGTGAGACACCACACATATGAAGTATGTCTCAAAATGGCTATTTCTTCGTGAGTTTCTGTATTCCAAATGCGGATAGTTTTATCACAACTCCCAGAATACAATTTGTTTTCGTGAATAGTGAGATAAGATACAGCATAAGTATGCCCTCTCAAAGTGGCTATTTCTTCGTAAGTTTCTGTGTTTGTTCCCTCTGCCCAAATGCGGATAGTATTATCGTAACTCCCAGAATACAATTTGTTCTCGTGAAGAGTGAGACAACGCACAACATCAGTATGCCCCCTCAAAATGGCTATTTCTTCGTGAGTTTCTGTGTTTGTTCCCTCTGCCCAAATGCGGATAGTATTATCACAACTCCCAGAATACAATTTGTTTTCGTGAAGAGCGAGACACCACACAGTATCAGTATGCCCTCTCAAAGTGGCTATTTCTTCGTGAGTTTCTGTGTTTGTTCCCTCTGCCCAAATGCGAATAGTTCCATCTGCACTCCCAGAATACAATTTGTTTTCGTGAATAGTGAGACAACGCACAACATCAGTATGCCCTCCCAAAATGCCTATTTCTTCGTGAGTTTCTGTGTTTGTTCCCTCTGCCCAAATGCGAATAGTATTATCACAACTCCCAGAATACAATTTGTTTTTGTGAAGAGTGAGACACATTACAGCATAAGTATGCCCTCTCAAAATGCCTATTTCTGTATATAATGGAGTTTTCATAAAGGGCCCAAATAGTATTTTTATATGACTGGGTAGGGCGAATATAGACATATATGTTAAGTTTTTCCGGTCCGCTCCTTTTTTCCTCTTCTCCTTGTTTCTTTTGTCTGTTTCCTTTTTGATAAGATACAAAGTTTTGCAAAGATTGTTTCGGTCTTCTGCCATATTATTCATTTCGGTAGTATGAGTCATGATTGTTGTATTGTTGTGTTGTTGTAATTGATATAAAAAATACAATTGAATCAATTTTTACATTTTTACCTATATCTTGTGGCATGTTTGGATCAAAATCCCAATAAAACCCATAATTTGATGTCATATCTGTGTTGTTGTAATAAAGAAATAAAACAAATAATATAAACTTAAAGTACTTTATAATATATAATAAAATGGGTTTTTCAAAACAGAAGTGTTACGATATAGCAAGAAACATAATAGAGAATATATTTATAGTAAAATATATCCCAACAATAGTAGAAAGAAACCCATGGTATGTGAATTTGAATAATTTTTTGTTGAAACAGTGCACATCCATTGAAAAAATAGAAGAGAATACGAAACAATTTACCATAAAAGAAGAAAGTTCAATTATTAGTGACGCAATGCAAATATTATTGGATAATTTGGGTATTGATGAAGATGAGTGGGAAGACCATGAAAATGATATAGATTGGGATAGATTTGATAGTATAATAGGTCATTACATGTGTCAGTATGAACCAAATTGTCAGTACAACCCACCCCTGTATAATACAGAGGAAAAGGAATTAACGAATGAGTTTCATTGTGCTTAATTTGGTGGTAAAAATGTAAAAAATTGACTAAATCCCAATACTTAATTGTATAGTAACAACACAGCACATTTTGTTACTGAAATTACAATATGGACGCATCAAGCACATCAATTATGGCAGCTTCGCCCGAAGAAGTAGAAACTAAGCGACAATTATGGTATATTTTAAATTTGTCAAAACGAAACCATAACGTGGAGATTATGAAAGAGCATGATTTGAAGGCAGCCCATGTGTATTGCAAAATAAATCAACTGTCAGGTCAAGTATCTGGTCCATTGATTGAGAACTACATAAAAATGAAATATAATATGATAAAGAATAGTTCTGCGTTATGTATAGGTGATTTGCAGCACAACGAAACAAACATAGAAATCAAGATTTCAAATGGAGGTAAGGACAATAACAAGTTTAATTATGTGCAATTGCGAATGAACCATGCATGTGAGTATTTATTAACAGCATATTACTTAAATGAATCCAACATAGAAACCACAATGGGTGAGTTATATATTTTCAAATTAAACAAGGCGGATATAAAGCGAATGGTATTATTGTATGGAGGTTATGCTCACGGTACAATTACTAAGTTAGGTAAAATTACGGAGGAAGATTTAAACGACACAACCAATGACAAGGAATATGCATTGAGGCCAGTATTTGGAAGTAAATGTTGGAAAGATTTGTTGCAGTATAGGATAGACGATATTGAATAAAAAATTATATAAGTAACATAAGATAAATAGAGTATTTTTTAATGCGGCTGATTGGATAGATATTGTTGATATAAATTAACTAATTCTGCTTTTCCCATGGAGTTTTGTCTTGCTGTGTTGAGGCTATTGGAATAATCAAGCTGCTGAAATCGTGAAATAAGTTCATCTGTATCAATATTAGATGTAAACCAATGCCAACTTTTTGGTCTTAGGTTTTGTAATCCAGTTTGTATAATTTCTCCAATTTTCCCACCATATGCTCTCATCGCAAAATCCGCCCCATTGGGTGGTGTTGGTTGTCCATTATCATCAAGTGGTCCAAATGATAAAAATGTCCAATCGGCGTGTTTGGTAGGTAATTCAATAAATGAGCGTTGTTCCGGTCGTCTTTCCCATATTTGAAAACAACATTTAACCGCCATCGGCGGAGAAAAGCAACAAGGTTTATTTGGTATTTCGGTGTCGTGTACCAAATGAAACGATTTATCCAGTTTGTTTTGAACACTAACCTTTCTAAAAGTTCTTGGAATAATGAATGCAATAAGGTCAGCCCACTGAGCAGCATGATTAAAGAATTTGATAGCCAATGAGGAATTTTTACCGAATGGAGGATTACCGACAACAGCAATATGAGTTTTACTACCGGGAGGATAATAACTGAAGAAATCTTGTTGAATAATAGCAGGGTGTTGAGGAGCAATGTCAATACCAGCTTTACTTGGGTGTATAATTTGATTAAAGAAGCTACCGTTACCTGCACTGGGTTCAACGACAAGGTCATAATGATTGAGATTATATGTTAGGTTCATTGTATCGATACATTGTTTGGCGCAAGAAGGTATTGTGTAAAATTGGTCTAACCCAGTTTCACGAACAGTATTTACATCAGTTTGTGGTTGTTCCATTATTATAATTTAATAAAATATATAATAATCGTTTTAAATCAATTTTATCAATGGTATTCTGAAGTGACCGTATTAAAATGCATTTTGAATTGAATATCCCATTGTTCCAAGAGTTCCAACGAAATATCAGGAAGAATTGGGTGTGCTTCCCAGAAATATCGGCAAAATGCCCAACAAAAATCAAATGAATCACAATAAAGGGATTTATAATTTTTAGTCAAGAAGTTTTGAATATTTACAGGTAGGTTATGTAAAGCGGAAGATGGTAATACATAAGACAATTGAACATAGGGAGAGAAAGGTTGATGTGGGTAAGCGGATGATGTAGTTTTATCATGAATAAATTCCGTATTAAAGTGAGGTACATATTTTCGTAGGTCAGTGAATAGAGGTGGGTAATGATAATTGTATTTCCATTTCCAATGAGGGCAACCATTAGAATAATATTTAAAAACCCATTCAAGTCCTTCCATATAATTCGTACAAATGTCGCGTATATTGGTAGAGGACTGAGGCCCCCCAAAAAGAGTTTTATAATAGCGTTCATTCCAATTGGCATCGCTTGGGCATATATACAATTCATCCCCCCGATAAGTGACTGGAATATTTTGTAAACATTCATCGGGTGTAAGATTAGATTGTGTGATTTTTTTCTTAAAATCTCGTTTAGACCGTGTGCTATATTCAATCGTTAATAATTCGTGTTCTTTTTTAGCGATTTCATTAATTAATTTGTTAACATATTTCCATTGAATCACATTTTTATTGTCAATAATGAATGCATCCGGACGATTACCAATATGATTACGATAAACATCTAAGATGACTTGAATCCCATGTGTACGTATATTCATAGCCGGAAAATGTGGTAAGAAGTCATTGCCTAAGAAGAAACATAAAAAGATATAATCATAGATGCGTTGTTGTGTAGAATACATGCACCCCATTTCGGTTAATATGGATGAGGATAAAGCTTTCATATCTAAAAAATAAGGCAAATTTGTAGAGGTAGATTCATCAATCGGGAAATAATGTTTTAAAAATTCGGGTGCTTCCCTGAAAATATAAATATTATGACAATGTTGTAAGTTGAAGATAGATAACATAATAAGATCAGAATCCAATCCATACAATGCAATATTTTCATTAAGACAATGTTGTTTACGTAAGAAATCAAAGAGTTTATGTTCACCCTCGCCTGGTGAATTCGACCCAGAAACAATGATATTGGAAACATTATATTTGTGTTCCATATTTTCAAAAGCGTGTTGTACCCGTTTAGATAAATTCGTCATAAAGGTAGTGCCGGGAGTAATGACTGACGTATCCCATTGAGCATCCTGAGATTGAGATAACAATATTTTTGTAAGAGCTGTTCTATTACGCCGTGTTCGTTGTTGTTCCATTTTAGCGAATGGGGCAACGCCGTCAAAAGCAATAAAAACAGTCTTTGTAGGTTTAATAATAGATAAATGGTTATGTATAGATTTAATAACGCTATCAATAACCCGTTTTTCATAATCAGCTTGTTCATTATGGTCATATGGTATAGTATGAACCGCATCATAAATAATGGAGTTACAATCCATAAACAAAGAGCCAAACTGGGTGCATGATAAGTCTTTAAAACTTCGTATAATATTAGAATAATTTCTAATAATATGTGAGAAATAACTTGGAATTCCCATGATAAGTATACTACATATATACAAGGCAAAATTTTATATGGTTTACCCGATGTAATAAAATAGAAAGGAACAATACTGAAAAAACCCCATATTCTATTATCATTATATATAATGAGTGCATTTAAAAAAGTAAATAGTTTTAATGTATTAAAAATGGATATGAATGACGTGTCTGCTGCACAAAGTGTGATACAATTTGTAACAACAAAGATTGGTTACATACGAGAGATAATTCAAAATACAATAATATCAATAAAAAACAATCATTTATTGGAAATATTTAGTGAAAATGACACAAAATTATCAATACAGGTATTAACTGAAATATTCGAAAAAAATGAGAAATTATCCAAAGACGTGAAAAAAACCCCAATAGCAATGACAACCGATGAAATGGTAAGTGAGTTGCAACAAGTGATAGATAAATTATCGGTAATCATATGTGGTTTTGGTACAACAAATATATTAGATTTGTTATTTATCAGTTTTGGTACAAAATTCAAAAATACTACCCCATCGCGTGAAATAATAAAGTCAAAATATGATTTAATAATGAAACATGTTCGTCCAACTGGATATAAATTAATTCATTGGAAACCAGATTATAATTATAATAATACAGATACACTCATATGTGATGATAAACGTGGAGAGAATACAATAGAACCGATAGAAGCATTATCATATGAATGTTTTGATATAGATTACGAACCCAAAACGTTATTTCAATTAACAAATAGTATTCGTATAATAATTCAGCATGTTCGTGGAAAGAAAACGTTAATTATAAATGGAATATTAGATGATATCCATTTGGAATGTATAAGTAATAGGTATATAGACCATCGTTTGAGTTCATTAAACGAAGCCGTAGAAGAAACTACTGGTAAAAATAAAGAAATACTACGGAATATAATAGATAATTTGACATTAAAGGACTTGTTAGTATATGGAAATGCCGATATAATAAAAAGTGTAATAAATACAAATGCAGCCGTTACGAAATTAACAAATACGAATATGGATAAGGTGACACAAGAGTTTTTAGAAATGGATATATATGAGCAGCGATATATGTTGTTGTACTTATTGTATAATAACGCCGATATGGATGTAGAATACATGTGTTATTTGTTGTATGATTTATTAAATAGTGTATCTGGATATGATACAAATTACCAAGAACTGATATATAATAGTTTCCCATGGAAAATCAGGTGTCAAATGAAAGATATTGTGAAATATAATATAAATCGTACACAAGAGGTATTAACTAAATATGAGGGTAAAAAGATGTCATTAGAGCAACAAATCTGTCTATTAAAAACGACGGATTCTGTCAAAGAGAAGGCAATCACAAAGTTGAAAGAATTGAATGGTCGTCCAGATGAGTTCGGTATAAAAATCAAGCAGTATTTGGAAGGATTAGTTCGGATCCCATTTGGGATATACAAGAAGGAGCCAGTATTATCTGTACTGAATGAATTAAATGCCGACTTTAAAAAATTACAGGATATAATATGTGATGATAATATCGTTGTTTCGCCCAAAAAAAATTATACTGTATTAGAGATATCGAATATATTATCAAAACTAAAAACAAACACAAAGGATCGTCTAATTGGCCATATAATCAAGAAAACTGCAACATTAAATGTACAGGTTCTCAATGTCTTTATAAAAATGTTGTATTCAGATAGTAAAAAACAAAAGGAACTATTGAAACAGACCAAGTCCTCCAAGGTATCTACATTAACCGAATTGTATCAAGATGAAAATAGTATGTTAGACAGTATAATAACAAAAATAACAGGAGAACTCAGTGTATGTACTGAAAAGGATGTATTATATCAACAATGGAATAGTATGTGTAAATTAAAAGAAGACATAAAAAGTTTTCATGTAGATAGCAAGGCAGTGGAAGATGCCTTAGAAAATTCCATATATAGTCATAATCATGCAAAGAAACAAATAATGAAGATAATAGGTCAATGGATGAATGGAAAACAATCCGGGTATTGTTTTGGTTTTGAGGGTTCTCCAGGTATAGGCAAGACTAGTATCGCTAAGAAAGGATTAACCAGTTGTTTAATAGATGTGAACGGTGAGTCTCGTCCATTTGCATTTATAGCGATGGGTGGTTCAAGTAGTGGGTCAACCTTAGAAGGTCATGGATATACGTATGTAAACTCAACATGGGGTCGTATAGTAGATATTTTGATGGATACCAAATGTATGAATCCAATAATATACATAGATGAGTTAGACAAGGTGAGTAATACGGAGAATGGAAAGGAAATTATAGGAATACTGACCCATTTGATAGATCCAACCCAGAATGAATCATTCCAAGACAAGTATTTTACGGGGATAGACATAGACATATCAAATGTGTTATTTATCTTTTCATACAATGATGCAGAACGAATAGACAAAATATTGTTAGACCGCATTCATCGTATAAAGTTTGAGAACCTAACCGTGGATGATAAAATGGTAATAGTAAGAAAGTATATATTACCAGATATAAATGAAAAAATGGGTTTTGACGAAACAGTGTTAATGAGTGATGAGATAATAGAGCATATAATAAATTATTATACATGTGAGCCAGGTGTTCGTAAGTTGAAAGAAATAATATTTGATTTATTTGGAGAAATCAACTTAGAGTTACTTCATGCAACCGAACAAACAGAGACAGAGATACCGGTCGTGATAACGGTAGATAATATTGAGAATAAATATTTAACGAAATATAAAAAGATAAGTGAGAAAAAAATAGACCAAGAGCCGAGAATAGGAATAATAAATGGTCTATGGGCAAATCTACTTGGAATGGGTGGTATAATTCCAGTACAAACCTCATTTTTTCCGTCCTCTATATTTTTAGATTTAAAATTAACAGGATTACAAGGAGATGTAATGAAAGAAAGCATGAGTGTAGCAAAAACGATTGCATGGAGTTTAACCGATGATACAATAAAGCAAGAATTATTAAAATATTTTGAATTAACAAAATGCCAAGGGCTCCATATACATTGTCCAGATGGGAGTATATCAAAGGACGGTCCATCTGCCGGTGCAGCAATAACAACTGCAATCTATAGTTTATTAAATAAAAAACATATAAAAAATGACATAGCAATCACAGGGGAAATAAATTTAAGTGGTGAGATAACCGCGATAGGCGGTTTAGATATAAAAATAAGTAATGGAATCCGCGCAGGTGTAAAAACATTTCTGTATCCCAAGGAAAACAACCGTGAGTTTATAGAATGGAAGAATGTCTATAAAAAAGAACATCCGGATATAACGTTTATTGAGATATCAACAATAGAAGAAGTATTCACTCATGTTTTCACAAATGATAATATCACAGTATAATATAAAATTTAGTAAAAATGAGTTCTATTAATAATTATCGTGAAATCTTATATATATTCGCACCATTCATAATTGTATGTTATTTTCTACTATTGTCAATATTGAATACTGATATGAAGGGTATAATATATTTGATAGGATTATTAGTATCGTGTATATCAACAATATTTATAGGAAATGGGATAGTTGGAAAATTCAATAATAAAGACAAAGAAGCGTTATGTAATATAATAACAATAAATCATATTTCTGAGTTTTCAAATATACCCATTAGTTTAACCGTGTATTGTTTTACTCTGGCTTATTTAATATTTACAATGTTAGCATTAAACCCCATCTTTATAATGCGTGCAATGATTCCAATAGTATTCCTTGTAGTATTAATTTTTATGGATATTTTATGGATATCAGGAAAGAAATGTTTCGGTATAGAACAAATAAGTGCAGCAGTAGGATTATCAACATTATTTGGTGTTGGATGGGGGTATATAATCAATAGTATAAACAACAAAGATTTACAATATTATACAAGTGAAGACAATACTTGTACTATGCCAAAGCGAAGGATGTTTAAGGTAAACAGACTGTATAAAAATAAGAATAAAGATGATGTAGATAAACTATATGGTAAGAAATAAGAAATAAGAAACAATATGAGTGAAATTAAATATGTATTTATGAGAATATAATTGTAATATTAATATATACAATTATATATAAGAATATATAAGAATAATGGAGTTAAATATAAAGACATTTTTATACATATTTTTGCATTTATGTCCATTTATATTGGTTTGTTTTTTTACAATTTCATCCATATTTGGTAATGACATAAAAGGGATTGTATATTTAGTTGGATTATTATTAAGTATTGGTCTTGTAATAATGAGTGAATCAATATTCCCGAATCTGGGTGATAGTTGGTTTAATAATGATAAACAAAATGCTATGTGTAAACTTTTTGCATTTGGTCAAAGTAGTTTATCAAATTTATCAATTGGACAAATAATAATCGGGTTTTCATTTTCCTATTTGGTTTATACAATGGGCGTTGTAAATAAAGACGACCACGCATTCGCATCAAATTGGCCAACAATTGTGTTCTTTTCGCTGTTAGTAATAGCTGAATTAGGAATAAATACAAATATAATGACATTTATAAAGGAACATTGGGGAAAGGTTATATCAGCAGTAGTCAGTATAGGTGTATTGATTGGTATTATCTATGGAATGATCGCGTTATTTTCCACCGGTGTAGGTGTAGGTGGAGGTGTAGGGGAATATATGATTGAACATATTTATTTAATAATTACTAATGTTATGATAATAGGATATCTGGCATATCAATTCATTCAAGGTGATACCTTTAAAAATTTCATGAACAAAATATCAAAACCAAAGGATGAATTAGAAAAAAAAACAATCGTGAATCAACTTGATAGAGTAGAGGAGGATTATTGTTATGAATGGCATACCAGTATATTAACATATATTATAGCGGGAGGACTTGGTGTAGGATGGGCAGCAATCGTTTCCGCATTTGAAACTCCCCGATTGCAATATTTTAATAAAGGAGAAAAGAGCGATTCGTGTGGTAAAGTAAAAAATGACCAATTTGCATGTAAGGTATATAAAAATGGTGATCCAAATAAACAGGCAATTACGGATGAATCACAATGTCCATTAAATGGTGCAAACAACAGATTATTAGAGGGGGTTGTTAGCAAGACTGGATTCAAAGAACAGCAAAATACATATACGGGTATTAGCCAGGCTAATTCCCTCGCCTCCGGTGGAACGGGTGCAACGTTTGGTATTACAGTCAACGCTGACGGTGATATAACAGATATAGTGGTTGACAAAAATGGTAAAAATTATAAAAAGGGCGATGAAATCACGATTAGTAAAGGTGACTTAGGTCCATCACCCAAAGACCTCCATATTAAAATACAATCAAACAGGTTACTGGATTGTAGTCAAAAAGTAGAATAAAATTATAATAACAAATACTTATTATAATTTGGATATACGCATTTTAATTTTCAAAAATATGAATATTTGTTTGTAACCAAACCTGAATATTTGTAGCTGTTCGTTTGCGATGCATACCGTCGGCAATCATTCGTACAGAATGATGTTCCATTTTAAAATAATATAAAAAATTAGTAGTAATATTAATAAGATTCGCCTTTTTATACTTTTCAATCAACTCATCATATGAAAAAACGGGTTTACGTTTACGTTCATTGACCGTATTATGAAAAACAAACAAAAACTGAATCAAATCGTTCTTGGATTTAATAGAATTCGCATTCAGGTTTTGAATATATTGCTTAGCATGTTCACTACATGACGGACACGGTAAATTATTGCAAATATTACTAATCAGTTGGAGTATTTGTGGTTTATGTTCTTCAAAACATTCTGGCTTTATTTTTGCGGCAATTGTATGAAAAAAATACCAAGTGGGAGCACCCCATAACATGGTATCTTTTTTTTCAGGAATGGGAACGACAGTTTGTTGTATTTTTGGTTGTATCTTATGTTTTGGCAGTTGGAATATATTCATTGCTACATTCGCAGTTGTTGTAGATGTAACCGGTATATTCGTAGATTTAATTATACTACGCGAATTTGTAAAATGCATTTAACTATTATAATAGATAAACATAAAAAATATATCACAATAGACCATATACATGTCATCAAAACAGGAACTGATAAATACAATAAAAACTTGGGTAAAACTTGACAATGAAATCCGTTCATTAAAAAAAGAACAAACTGTCAGAAACAATGAAAAGAAAAAATTAACACAATCGCTCATTGAAATAATGAAAACAAATGAAATTGATTGTGTAGATATCAAAGACGGACAATTATGTTATTTACAACAAAATGTGAAAAAGCCAATAACAAAAAAGAATTTATTATCCATTTTATCTAAATACTATAAAGGAGACATAGAAAAAGCTACAAATATTACAGAATATATTTCAACCAACCGTGAAGAAGTAGTAAGGGAGACAATATCTCGTAAAATCAATTGATAATGAAATTAGACCAATCCAAATTCCGGTATTGTGATGTTCCCCCCATTATTTGTATATTTTGCAATAATTTTAGGATTCTCAACCGAGTTCATAATATCCTCCGTGTTATATACATTTTTATTATGGTCAATATAGTAAACAATTCCCATAATTTCCTTTGCAAATACGTCTACTACTTTAGTAGAGTCTGTATTATCTGGTTCCCCATCAATTTGTACAGATCCATGAGGGGTTCCTTTTGAGTGTGTTCCGCAATACTCACATCCAACCTTACGGCGTCGGGTACATTGTTCAGTATTCGCACGTAACGCGTTACACCGATTTGTTACAGGAATCGCGTTTTTTATTCTTTTTCTTTTAATAAAATCATCCTTTACAAGTAATAGTCGTTCAAAATCATATACATACTGTAATAAATCATTTCTATCTTCATTTGCCAGAATTTCCGTTTTTTCGTTGATTTTATTACATATTTTCGTCTTCAATTCCCCAATGTATGTTTCAATCTTACTGTTAATTCGTCGCTCCATGATATATATAATAATATATTATGAAGTAATTATAAATCAATTTTTTAAATTATAAATTATAAATTATTCAACGGCTTAAACAGAATCGGTTAATTCAATGACGACATCGGTAGACGCATTATCCGCGGATTTATCAGAAGATTTTGCTTCAGTATCATCTATTTCAATGACTTTATCGGGGTCAACATCATTATATTGGATACGTCTTGTTAAATAGGCAGACAAGAATATATTCTTATCGGTTGCGGTGGTTGTCTGTGTATCATTCAACTTCAATGCCATAAACAAGCCATTTGTAATAAATACTGTCAATGTTTTATCATCCAAGTAATTATCAAAGATAACAAACCCACTTAATACCATATTAATTACGTATCCAATCATAGCGAGTTGTCCACTTCTTGCATAATACTTGTCCCAAAACCAAATACTGTTTCTTTTTTCTTCGGGTAAACGAACCAATGCTTCACCAACTGCATCATTATCTCTTGGTAATTCAGGATTTATGTGTAAATAGTCAATCATTTTGGTTTCGCGCATTATTTCTGCAAAATACATATGTAAAAATAGGGCGAAAACAATAACATTAAATGAGAATGCACTGTCTTTCATATCATCTCCAGTACTAATATTATCACTCAATGCACAAATATGGTCTCCGCATTTTTGTGGTACAAATAGAACCAAAAAAGAACCCATTAACGCTCTGTAAAATTCTGTTATGAATGCGACATACATACCCACTTTTTGTTTGAAATCTTGGTCACTCATTGTTTTTGTAAGAGATTCCATACATGTTAGTTTTGTTGTTACCTCGGTTATTTCAGGTTCGACTACATCAATCATCTGTGAGTTTTCGGAACTTTCTGTATTCATTACAGTTATATATTCAAATTATATTTTTATTTTTAAGTATATACGAAAAATCACTAAATAGACTTTTTTTTTATCTTCATATATAAATGTCAGCACAAAAAATCAAATCACGCAACAAAACAAATATTACTCCACGAAACCGACCACGTTCATCGGGAGTAGCCACTTTATCCGCTTTATGGAACCCATCTTATCACCCGTCACAAAATAAAGAACTCGCAGAAAAGCTTGCAGAAAAAGAGCGCGATTTACAGCAAAGAACAGAAAATAACAGTTTAATAAACGAATTAATGAAAGATCCAGAGTATAGAGGTATTGTAAATACTTGGAAAAATACAAAGGGCGATAATAATCTACAAAAAAGAGGTTCACCAAACAGAACACCAAACAAAACACCAAACAGAACACTAAAAATAAGTTCACCAATACCAATACCAATAGGTTTAAATAAATCAACCGGCGGACGAAAACGAAATAGCACTAAGAAAAAAAGACGTAATAAAACTAAAAAAAGGGCAATAAAAAAATCAACGTAAGTGATAATATAAACATGGTTTCTAATAAAAATATTTAGAGTTTTTATTAGAATTTTTATTAGAATTTTTATTTATACCAGTGAAGATTTAAGATGGGACACCCACTGCGTAGTGCGGGGTCTTGTTTCAAATTATAACTGGAACCTGACCGTTGCAAAATTAAAATGTTCCATTTTAATTCTTCAACTGTTTAAAACATTTTATGTAATTTAGTAAATACTTCGGCAGCAATGATACATACTTCTTTTAAATTATCTGCAACCAAATCTTTATCTGTAGTTTTCTCATAGGCTACGCGTATAATACTATCAGTATCGTGGGGGTGAAGCTTCTTAAATCCGCAAAAGGTCAACAGTTTCTGGTCTATAAAGAATTTCTCATATAGAATATACTCAAGAACCTTGCCAATTGTATAATCTTCATTTTCAAGTACAATATCATATGAAAAGTCCATACTTGTTTCACTCAACTTTATCATTACCATACCAGAATCTATTGAGTTAATCAATCCCGTTAATTTTTTATGTAATACTTCACATGCCTTTTTTACAATATCTTTATTTTCATAAACACCAACCGATTGGATAGTATAATCAAAACTATCTGGTTTAAAATATCGGTGTGCATCTAATAAATAGAAGTTTCGTTTTTGTATTTCTAATTCTTCTGCGGTCAATCCATCTGCTCTTATTTTATTTTCATGGTCTTCCCAGACTGTTTTAGCTTTTACCGAATCAATTGTATTTCCGTAAGAACATGTAGATACTACATTAAACATACTATTGTTGTTTGCACTATAAACTGAAAATTCCGCGGACAACTTCAGTTTTTCGCCAGGAATTGTATTTCCAATTTTTGGTCGTAATCTGGCAAAGTCAATGTACATATTTGTACGTGAACATGGTGGGAATATTTTCATGGTTTCATTCTTTGTCAAATAATTATCAGTATTCTTATTACGAATACGGAAGTCTTCGGTGGTAACAAATCTCATTGTATCTGTATCATTCTCTACATCTACATCTAACACATAATTGTCAGGTAATGTTTCCAAATCGGTCATATGAACTGGAATGCAACTTAATCTGTGTTTTAAAATTTCGTTATGTAATCGGGAGGTATTTGTATGAATAATACATTGTTTATCTTCATATACCTCTGTGTGAAACACGGTTGTTGGTATATCATTGATGATGGTACGGCGTAATGCATTTGCTAAACTTACATTTATATTACTAAGCGTAAATTTAAAGGTAGTTTCGTCGTTTATTATATTTGAAAGTGAAGGGTCCATTATCTATACAAAAGAGTATCTATTTATATACATTATATACATATAATCTCAATCAATTTTTCAACTATATTGTTTGCTCATCTAAAATAAAATTCTCAATAAAATTGGTTCTTTCTTCTACAGTTAATAACCCAAAAATAAAATGTATTTTACAAGAGAGTGATGAATCTATTCGAGTTGTTAGAAATGGCATCATTTTGTTCATTAATTCAATGTTGTCTAATTGTTGATTTGCATAATAACGTTTCCATATTCTAAAACAATCCGGTAAATCATCTATAGAAATATTATTTATTTCGTCTTGATTATCATGCACAATATAAAGTGGTATTTGTGGAATTTGACAGTATTGTTTCAAATCATGCAATAAAATATTATTATTATACTGTGTACCGTATACATTATCTAAAATATTCTTATCTGTACGATACGTGCGAATATCTCGTAATAATGCTTTATTTTGCAGTTGATATGTATATGGAATAATACACCATAAGCGTAATTCCAACGGTAATCTATGAATTCGTTGCGTTAATGTCTTCATCTATATAATATCTACTGAAGACTTTATTTACATTTACATAATTATTATGTAAATATAAGAAAATTGTTAAAACTTATTTAAACAACAATACGTGATAATCTGTTTGTTTGCTTATTTTTCAAATAAGGTCCAGTATATTCTTTATATGTCCACGTAATCTCTTCATATCTTTCAGGGTACTCTTTTATCGCATTGGCAGCATCAACCTCAGATATGGTGTTTTCTTCATTTATCAACCAAGTATCACGATTATCAGTATTTTGTAGCCCCATTCTATTGGGATAATCGTCCCAAAAAATCATTTCAAAATTATCTTCGCCAAGTAGTATTGATGCATCTGCCCAACTAATTCTCTTAATTGCAGATGCAGTTTCTTTTTGTGCAGGTGCAGGTGGTTGTGGCAGCATAGGAGTTGCACTTACTTTTTGTGCAGGTGCAGGTGGTGGCATAGGAGTTGCGCGCATTTTTTGTGCAGCCGCTTTCATCCGTTGTCGCATTAACTGTTTTCTGCTCGGTTTGTTAGCAGCCTCCTCATCCTTTCTTATCCTCGCTGCAGCAGCTGCAATTTCTCTTTTTTCCTTTTCTTCAGCATCTGCTCTTATTTTTGCCTCTGTCTTAATATTTTTATTCAATTCAGCAACTACAGTTGCTCTATCTTTATTTGTTTTTTTCATCTGGTCTTTTATATCTTGTTCTTCTTCTGCAGACCCATTGTATTCTTCATTATTTGATCTTTCCCATGCCTCATGCCAAGCTTTTATATAATATACTTCCATATTATTCGTCTCCCACTCCCATACATTCTCTTCATGGTCCAAGTCGGTAACAACACCTGGGATTGAAAAATCTTCTACCATCATATCAGTCATCTTTCTACCGGGTTTGGGTTTTGCATCTTCCCATCCCATCCATTTTGTTTGAATATACTTAGATAAATTCCCTATACGAGTATCACGTACATTTTCAATATCTGTTCTGGGATTATGTTCATCCCCCTCCGCAACAGGACCATCATCATGATAAGCAGCACGTGCCCTTGCTTGGGGGTCTTTAATGTCATCCAGACCGAAATCTTTATGTGGATATTGTTCTGGTTTCCATTCTCGGTTTACCCAATCAAATTCTGCAATTACATCTTGTTGCATATCATAATCAATCTTGCCTGCATGACGAGAAGCTTGATTAATTTTGCCAGTTAATTCGCCAAATTGTTCATCGCGTTTCGCTTTTTGTTTATCCCACTCATCTAATTCGGGTTGCATCTCTTTATTTATTTTATTAAATATAGAGTCTTCTATAAGTTTTGGAAATGTTGCAAATTTTTGTTTCTTCTTCTCTCTTTGTATTTTTGTATCCGTAGGTTTTGCCTTTAAAGCTTGCACATCTGCCCGTTCATTATAAAATCTATTAATAGCCTTCTCATACATATCTATATCTGTTTCTTTTTTACTCTCAGCAGTATATTTTGGTGTTGGTAAGGTTGCAAATGTATCTACCTCTACATTATGTCTTTTTACTCGTCCATCTTCTGTAAAAATTTGATGAAAATAGTTATCCTCGTCATCCCCGGACGACTCGGGTGATGGCGATTTTTTCGCTGTCGTTTTTTTTTTCGCTGCTGTACCTTTCGTTTTCGCTCCACCTTTACGAGACATGTTCTTAGAACGTTTTGCCGTGCCAGATTTGTTTGAACCAGATTTCTTCTTTTGTGTATTCGTTAAAGATTTCTTCTTTTTAGTATTAGAGTGAGATTTAACAGGCATAATATATAGTATCTGTAGATTTGTATTTTGCCGCAATACGACGAACCGCTAAATAAAGTCATTATATTATCGTTTAATATAATGGCAGTAAAAGATACATGTTTATTGGTGTACAAACATCATGGCAACTAATGTGAAAAACAATATAATTGGTAACAATAAAATCAGCCAAGCGATACTGGATGCTCCCGCTCTACACATCAGGTTCAGTATCCAAGTCCAAAATAGAATATAAACAATTTTAATGACAAAGATAGCAGTAACACTGGTCACATCGCATTCATATGCACCTAAACAGAATACATTCACATTATTCAAGTTTTGAATATACATTACAATTAATAGTATCATAGAAATCACCAAATACACATACGAAGGTGTACATAAGTTTCTCAATCCGGCAACGGTCATTCTGTATAGATAATATAAAGAAAAAATACTGTCTTTATATTACAAAATTATCATTTTTTGGAAATACGTTTTCTTGTACCTCTCTTTTTTCCTTTTCCTTTACGTTTAGATTTGCCGCCAGTCATATTAGGCAGAATACGCGTGGAAATCCCCCTTAATTCAACATCATGCGGATTTAAAGGATATGGTAAATCAGGTGAACTTGATCCTCCCGTAAAAAAAATAGGGGCAACATTCTTGCATCCAGCCCTTTTTGTATATTGTTTTGATTTCTTACCTTTTGAATTTGTTTTTTTGGATGTTTTTCCAGACTTAGCCATGTTATGTTATATAATATAATAACAAAATTATTCAATATCCACGTGTGTTAACATATGGCGTCTACAACAAACCTTGGTTAGTCCTAAATCATCAAGAATGGTTCCCTCAATCGTCTTTTCTGTATTACCTTTTGTTAAATAAATAACATTTTCAGTGGACTTACCTTGCAACAATTTAATGCGACGAACCTCATTTTGGTAATATCTATATTTGTCGGCTAATACCATACCGCACGTGAAACACTTTACTGGAATAATCATATTTAATTACGAATCTATAATATAAGAATATAAAGTTATTTATAAATCAATTTTTTGATAATCTTATTTTACACAAAAAATATGTAAATATTGTATTTTTTGGTTGGTTATTGGGGGAAAATTTCGTATTCATTATTTTCGCAGATATAGCGATGATGAATAGTACATTGATTATTTTTAATATAATCGATTTCTTTTTTTAAATTATCCAACCACTCGTTCTTATCAAATAACACATCTTCCTGTAAAATACGAATCGTATGGTACCCATTATCTTTCGCACATTTTTCTTTATATACATCTCTTTCATGTCGTTCTTCAAAAGTTAATTTCCGGTCAAAGAAATTCTGTGGTTTAATATGTTGGATTCCATCTAATTCAATAATAATATGGAGTTTAAGGTCTCCATCTTCAATACAAATATAAAAGTCATAAGGAAAATAATGATGCTTTCCATTACATTTTTCAGGATTCCTGCACCAATCTACCTTTAGTTCCATTTCTAAATTTGGATATATTTGTTTGAGTTTTTCATTTAATTTTTTTTTTGTTTTCAAACAACAATTAGGACATCCCTTTCCACATAAGTAATTATTTGGTGATGAGGGAAATTTTTCATCACATTGTTTGCATGTAATATCACTTTTAGTAATAGCCTTACTATAAACATATTTTGAAAAATCAAAGCGTTCATCATTATTTGCTACTGTCCAAAATCTTTCAGATGCAATCCGTTTCATTTCATTAGCTCTTTTGATAATACCACAATCAGTACACCCTGAACCAGATAAATAATGATTATAAGGTTTTTGTTGAAACGATTTATTGCAAATATTACAAAATATTTCAACATTTGTATCACAGTTGATATAATTAACCAAGTAATAACCATAGTGTTCATCTCCATGTTTTTCTATGGCTCGTTTAATAAACTCTTCTTTAGTCATCCTTTGTTTATTGTGAGCTCGTTCATCTCCACATTGATTACAACCTTGCTTTGCGTTTATGTGTTTAATAGGTTTTTGTGGAAAGTCACCATGTTTTGGACATGTAATTAATACATGTGTAGTCATATCTATAAATACAACATTATCGTAAGTATAATAATTATCATGTATTTTTGGTGCTTTTTCGGAAAATTTTTTTTTACTTTTTTCTATTTTTGTTTTTTTTCTTTTTTCAGTTACACAAGTTCCACACCCATAAGAATTATTTAATAATTCTCTTGATTCTTTCTTTTCAACCCATACATTATGAATTTTACAAAAGTATTTGATGGGTTTTATAACACCTGTAAAAAGTGCATTTGAAAAATCAAAGTTTTCGTAATTATCACCCAATACTTCTTTTACTTCTTTCCAATAATTTTCAGTAGTCTTTACCATTGTACTTATTGTATACTATAATTACCTATAGTTCTATAAGTCATTATATAAATCAATTTTATGCAAAATAGTTGTACTTATAAACCGATGAACATTTAAGTTCGCACACTTTATGTGCGTCTTAATTGATTTATCGGTCGTTCAGCTATGCTGAACCACTCACCCGAAGGGTGGGCAACGTTTCCTTTGAACTTGAACCGCACTTTGTGCGGTTTTAATTGTTCAAAGGTGTAAAACAAAATATATACATAATATAAATGAAATCAGTGATACTATTAATCGTACTATGTATAAGTATCGTAATCTTAAATGCATACACAATCCATGAAACATTTGAAACAATAACTGAAATTAAAAAGAAAAAGGCGGGGGATGATTTTTATAAAACGGGTCAAGTAATGGGACCAGATGAATTAAGCGATGAAATGAAAGAAAAAACCGACTATACAAAAGCGTTAAATGATTACGATGTGCAATATCATAATACCCCAGAACAAATAGCCAGAGACAGCAAGATAAATTTAGACACAAATATAACATGGGTATATGATACGGTTAATAAACAAAAAATAGCAATGCAAACCCCAGCAGTACAAGGAAGTTATATATATTACGAGTTGGGAAAACCTGGATATGAATATGGAGGAGCCACATACGTACCCAATTACGAAGAAAGTGTACTGTTATCAAGTTCTAATGATTATTTGAAAAAATCTACATAAGTTTCATCCCCTTTGTCGTTTTTTTCTTAACGACAACTTTATTATCTTCGTTATCGTGTAATGCATGATGACATTTTTCACAAACAGTGATTAAATTCGCCTTATGATTTTTATGGAAGGTATTAATAAACCCATTATCATTTGCATCACATTGATGCTGTAAATGATGAACATCCTCACCAATATTTGCTTTACACATTTCACAAATTCCTTTTATTTTTTTTGCATTATAGGAACTTAATTTGTTTGATAAAATCCCGCGGGTTTCTGGATTATATTTGTTTCGTATTTCGTATGCCTTTTCTAAAAAAGCATCATCAAGGTGTAATGATTTACAAACCTCCAATCCATAAATACGTGGACCAGACCCATCTTTTAACTTACGGTTATAAATCAACAAATCTTGTTCACGGTCATACGAAACTTCCATGTGCATTTTAGACAATCGTTCAAGTGCTATAATTTCCTCATAATTAACAATCTCGTGGAAATGTGTAGCAAAAATATAAGAGCTTTTCTTTTGAGTAAGGTCTAACAATCCAGCGACAAAAATACTCAATGCAGATTCCAATTCTGTCCCCGAACAAAGTTCGTCTCCCAATATAAGACTATTTTCATCTGCCAATTTTAATATAACCCGCAATTCGCTCATTTCCACCGCGAATGTAGAAAGCCCTTTAAATATATTATCATTACCCAAGATCCGTGAGAAGATAGCAGTATATGGTTTATAAACAAACGATGAACAGGGTACATACATACCCGTTTGTGCCATTATAATTGAGACCCCAATAGAACGGATAAGAGATGTTTTTCCAACAGCATTTGTTCCATATAGAAGTATTCCATCACGAGAATCAACATCACCTAATGATATATCATTCGGTACATATATCTCATCTTGTTGTAAATGTTCAATCAAACAATGTCGCATATCGGTAGCAACAACCTCCCCTTTAGTTGCATGATTATTAATGACGGGTTTACAGTAATTATATTTCTTTGCCGTATACGTTTTTGTGGTCAACACATCTAATTTGGCAATATAACTTGATATATTAGCAATATCATGAAAAAACGTGGTTTCAAGCTCGGCGAGCACTTGTAAATAAGTTTCCGCAATTAATTTGTTCAAAACGCCTTTATAATATAAAATGGTTTTACACGTTTCGTTTAATTCTGGAAACATAATCTCATAGTTAGCCCCAGACGATTTTACATATTTTAGCTCATCCAAATTGATAGACAAGTCATCAGTAATAAGTAATATTCTATCAGCTTTTTTAGTAGATTTAACACCGACCGTTATCCAATGCTTTAATTTTGCTAATCGTGTTTGTGTAATAACCAAACATAGACCCGATTTTTCAGTTTCATGTACTTTTATATATTCAACCGGTGTCGGTGTATTTTCATTAAAATTAATAATTCCATTCATAAAGGTGTGTATCTCTTTGAAATTCGTTTGTGCGGTATTATATTTTGCAATTGCATCATCTAATTCAGCCGATACCCCTGGTTGGATAATATTGGTAGGGAACGTAGTCATGGACTGAATCATACTACAAGCTTCCATAATTAAATTTTTATCAAGAAATGTAGTGATTTCAGTGAGTTTTGTATCAACCATATTACTCCAATTGTCAGGTTCTCCATCTATCAAAAAAGAACTACATAAATATTTACAAATATTATTATCTTCATATAAACATACATTCATTTGTTGTGTATAGACGAGAGACTTGTATAATGAATAAATAGAACTGGGGTTAATTGCTCTAACAATAATTTGTCTATTTATTTTGTCCATATCCTTGATTTTGGTGAGTAGTTTACGAAATGTTAGAACCATTTCATAATGTTCTCGTTCCAACATGATTTCTATCTGTGTATATTCGTTTGTTAGCCAGGATTCGTCAAATGTAGGGGTGGTTAAATAATATTGGAACAATCTGCGTCCCATAGGTGTTTTACATGTATTTAATAAGGACATAACAGACGACAGCTTGCCCATTTTCTTGTTCTCTGTGGTCATATCGCCGATAATATTTAATTGCAACAACGTATGGTTAGGTAGGATAACACGATTAGACGTATTATTAAAGGTAGGCAATGAAATTTTGTTAATTAAGTTGCTGTTATGTTCTTGAATAAAATTCAACAAATAACAAAACGACTGAGTGGCTAAAATATGTTCTTGAAATTCTCTACAAACGACATATGTATCTTCTTTATAAAACGTAGTAAGAACCTCTTTAAGATACCGTTCTTGAGAACATCGTGTGATTTTCTCATTAGATGTGTCATTTGAATCAATCAAGTGTATGGAATTCGTTTGTATTCCAGTATATTGTACAATTGTTTTAATCGTAGATGCGTCAAATGGTGATATAATAATAATTTCACTGGGTGCATAAATAGAAACATACCTCTCAAGTTCATCAAATGTGGTAACACTCATATGAAAAGCGGTTTCATACTGAAAAATGGAGGAATGTCCTGTAAATATATCAATAACGGATACTCCGTAGACCAATAATTCCTTGGTTCTCTCATTTGCATTTGTACGTAAAGAAGTGACTGACGGTGTATATAATTCAAACCATATAGTCATAATATTATTAGACATAGCTGGTTTACTATCGGTTTCGCATGATATATACGTACCAGGGGAATATACATTATGTAAGACCCTTTTTATTTCCGTTCCAGTTTTCTCTTGAATAAATACGGGTACAGTAAAGCCATTATCGGTTAATTTTGCAATATATTTATCAACGGTATAATCACGAAATCCAGCCATAACAATTACACCGTTTTCAAAATTCTGGGTTTTGGCCGAAATACTTAATCCACAAATAGCAGCAATTTCTTGAATCTGGCTTCGTTCAATAGTATCGTTAGGTGTTTTTACCCCATATATTTCAAAAAATGCACCAACTTGCATAAATACAACAGTTTGTTCTCCATACTTAGTTATATATTCGTCTGTATAATCAAAATATAAGTTGTATATAGATTTATTATCCTTTGACATCGTACTATTATTAAGTTAAATTATTTATATTCTTATGTAATAAATAATGTATAAAATTGATAAGTAACACAAATAATTAATATATCATCATAATATAACCAAAACATGCAGTCATTTAACATATCATACAGATTTAGAGAACTCAATATAGAACTTACTACAAATCCAAACGAATATGGATATTTTTGTGACCCGGGATTAGATATAGAAAATGGTATTAATAATTATATTCCTAACTACAAATCAAAATATAAATGTAATATTAAGCCGGGTTATTCATATAACAATCATGATAATACAATTCATGAGAATGAAACAGACCATTTTGATAATGAGGATGATACAAACTACACAAAAGAGAATGCCAATAAAGTAATCTGCATAGATAACGTAATCTACGGTGTTATTATTGTGGGTACTGTAACAATTACAACGTATTTGGTGAACAATGGGATAATTTAATAAGTTTCAGTGTCATGTAAGAAATTGTATAACAAATTATCTGGGTTATGATTTTGTATTTCTCCACAAATTAACATGGCTGTCTCATACATTTTTCTTAATACATCATTTGGTGTTACCGCACCTACTCTAATAAATCCGTGTTTAATTAAATACTTTCTAACCTCATAAATAGGGGTTTGTTTCATAAGTAACGTTTTCGTTGATATATTATTTCGTATAGTCTTATTGGAAACAAGTACAGAAACTTTTGGCATTATACTGGAACGTCCAACTTTATATGTCCGGCGTATTGTTTTCTTTTGTTTCTTTTTTCTATATTTTAATTTATTTTTTTGTATATTCGCCAATTTAGTATCAATTTGTTGTTTTTGTATAGATTTATTTACCAATTCATTTGAAGTATTGAGATCATTAGAATTAGTTATAGGTGTACCTTCAATACTGCCCCCACCAGTCATATCTGGTAGATGTTTTCGTGTTTGATTCATTAATGTGCGATATGTTGGCAACAACCCATTTTTCAAACAACCATACTTTGGTAAAGGCTGTATATTTGGATTTATATTTACCACTGGGTCCGTTACTTTAGGTCGAATGTTATCGGCAATATTTGTTAAGTTATTTGTATTCAATATGGTTGGAACATTATTAGTAGTCATTGAATTAATATAGGTTGGAGTTTGCTTGACAGTATGCTGTAAATTATTCGTATTACGTTTAACGGCTTCTTTTAAATTTTTAAAATAATCTGTTGCAACACTGAACTCATTATTAAAATTGGTCACATCCGTTTTCTTAGGCGGTTCAGGGTTTGTTGTATCAAATGTTTTTTTATATTTATCTGCTTGGTGCTGCCTCATCATATTTATAACGGAGCGTTTTTTGATTGATGCATTATTTACCGGTTTTGTACGAGGTTTCATTTTAATCTTAGGTTCAGTTGGTTTACTTGATTTTTTCTTACGTGTTGTATTATTTGAAAATGAAAACATGTTTGGATCAATTGTAAGTATTTTTCTATCACTCATTAAATCAACTTTGTATTTATAATATATGTACATCTTACGAAAAGAAAATGATAAGAAATACTTATTATTTTCCTAAATAAACCATTCATGCCAACCGAAGGAATCGAACCTCCGTTTTACTCCCTCTATTGGAGTTACTCGTAACCAACGAAGGCCAATATAATATGAGACTTTTATAAATCATTTATTCCAACAACCCCAGAACATCGTCCTCCTCGTTTTCCGCCGTATTATCCAAATCTACTGGATTCAACTTAAATAGGTCTGTAGGTGTACTTGTTATATGAGGTTTTCTATTATCCCTGTCTTTTTTAGGAGTAAATCTGTAATCATTATATGTATCACCTTCAATTGTCTTTAGAGCACCTGGAGGTAAGGGGAAATCCTCTGTTGTTGCATCGTGCAAATCTTCTATAGAATCTATATTATGGCTGTTAAATACCCCCAATGCTTCCGCTGCTTCCGCATCAGTTATGTTGTCAGGAGATCTTTTTCGTTTTTTAACAGTATTTTTTTGTTTTTTAACCGTATGTTGATTTGGTATGTTAGCCTCATTTTTCCTATCTCTATTAAGTCTACGCGCAGCGGCCTCAACCTTGCGCCAATCCCTATATATACGGGTAACTGTGGCAGCATCCATACCCTTTACCTCATCACTTTCATAATTACTAAATGCACGTTTAATACTCCCAATTGGATATGTTAATTTAAGTTCGCCAATTATATGATTTATTTTGTGTAGGTTATTATCCTTCATTTGTGCTGATGTACCGCCATGATGTTTTTTACATCGTCGTTTTTGGGTTCTTTTACAGGGAGTTCTTTTCTTAGTTTTCATATTTTATATTTTATATTATATGTATATAATAAACCATTTTTAACCTTGCTAAATTTATGATGATATATGAATAATATGATTCCTAAAATAACATCATATAGGTTTTATTATACATAAATACTTTGCAAATACGTAGGAATATCTTGTGATTTAATGCTCTTTACAAATTCATCGTACCCACAAGTAAGGTCATCTAATGTAATCAACTTACGCAACTCTTTATCTTTACCATAGATACGACGCCCATGGCATATTTTCACACATGTTAATAAATGCTCCATATCTCTACCATAATGAACAAACTTTTTATAATTACAAATAAACCATTTACTTAATATATCTTGTTCTATTGATAGTTTCCAATCAATTTCGTTGATTTTTTTTTTGAAAATAAGTAACAGTTCGGGTGCAGTATAAGGTTGCATTGAAAATTTCCAAATAAATCTGGATTCCAACCCTTTATTCGATTTAAAAAATGTGTTCTGTAAATCGTCCTCATACCCAGCAATGATAACCATTAAATCATTTTTATGGTCACTCAATAATTCACATAATGTATCTAAGCATTCCTTTGAAAAAATATCGTTTCCATCGGGAGGAGCAAGTGAATATGCTTCGTCTATGAATAAAACTCCTCCAATACATTCATTGACAACTTTTGTTGTTTTTATCGCGGTTTGACCCAAATATCCAGCAATTAAATCCCCACGAGTAACCTTTTTAAAGACATTATTTTTTAAGATACCAAATTTTGAATATATTTGTCCAATCAACTTCGCGATTTCAGTTTTACCTGTCCCTGGTTTTCCATACAACACCGTATGTTTGAAATCTCCTCCACCGTGAATATCATCATCCAATTTTTGGATAAAATACAGCATTTGATTTAATACAGAAGTCTTTATTGATTCCATACCAATCATGTTATTTAAAACATCCAATTCTGTTTTAATATCGTGCAAAGATTTCAAATCAATATTGTATTCTACGGTGGGGTCATATTCATTTTCATCAATAATTTGTATCAAATCATTTATACAAGTGACATTGGTAGTTATATTAACCTTTTTTGTTTTAATAGGAATATTATCAGGTTCCATATTATCATGTTCCATATTATCATGTTCCATATTATTTACCACTGTGTCACTGTCGGTGGTATCAATATAATTATATATATCTTCTGCATGAAAACCAATTGTATTATTATTCAAATAATATTGATTAATATTACCAATTAATTTGTTATAATGTTCCGATGATACATCTAATTTATTGGAATAATTATCTAAATATGTAAGAAATTTGGTTGATTTATACATAATAACGATTATACAATATAAAAGTATCTTTCTAATTAGATTCACAATAATAACTTTTCGAAAAATTGAAAAAACATATTGTCAAAATAGTTATTCAAATTGCAATTAACCATGTCATTAGAAATGAAATCAGTATCTCAAGATACAACCAAGGATATAGCGCCAATAGCGGTACCTCGTAAATTAAAAATACGAAAACCACGTGAAAATCACGAAACAAGTATTATTAAATCCATTATTGATGCTGAAAAAAAGATAGAAGCGCAAACGAAGGATATTCAAGATAAAATGGATACTACGGAGAAAGATATTTTGGAACATCTGGGTGAATATGCAGAAGAGCCGTATCAAATCATTGAATCCTATTTTGAAGGGAAACATTTGGACCGTTTGGTTCGCCACCAAATTGAATCATACAACAACTTTGTAAATTATCAAATACAGCGTACAATTGATATGTTTAATCCAGTGAAAATACACTCAGAAAATGATTTTATAGAAGAAAAGCAAATGTATATGTTAGAGTGTTCCATTAAATTCAATAATTTTAAATTATATCCTCCTCAAATTCATGAAAATAATGGAGCAACAAAGATTATGTTACCGCAAGAAGCTAAATTGCGAAATTTTACATATGCATCTACCATGACTATTGATATTGATATTGAATATACTGTACGTAATACCGAATGTATGAACACTCCTCGTGTAATCAAGAAAACAATTCCCAAGATTAACATTGGAAAGATGCCAATCATGTTAAAATCATCAATTTGTGTATTGAACCAGAATAACAATTTCACCAATTCCCAATTAACGGGTGAATGTATTATGGATTCTGGTGGATATTTTATTATTAAAGGTTCGGAAAAAACAGTAATTGGTCAGGAACGTGCTGCGGAAAATCGTATATATTGTTTTGATGTCAAGAAGAACTCAACAAAATGGTTATGGTCTGCTGAAATAAAGTCTGTACCAGATTTCAAATGTATATCACCAAAGCAAGTTCAAATGATGATTTCAACAAAAAATAATGGGTTTGGACACGGTATATTTGTTACTATTCCTCGGGTTAAACAACCGATTGAATTATTTATCTTATTCAGGGCATTTGGTATTATCAGTGATAAGGATATTTGTAAACATATTCTATTAGATATCAACAATGATGAAACGAAAGTTATGTTACAACATCTCCAAGCGTCCATTATTGATGCAAACGAGTATTTAACCGAAGAAGCTGCTATACAATATATTACGAATTATGCCATATATACTCCAATTAACATGGATAGAGAAACAGGTATCCAAAAAAAGCGTGAGTTTACATTAGATATTATTGAAAATGATGTGTTCCCCCACTGTAAAACAAAATCACAAAAAATATTCTTGTTGGGTTATATGACAGCCAAATTACTTAGTGCAAGATTAGGATGGAGAGATGCGGACGATAGAGATTCTTATTTAAACAAGCGAATTGAACTGACTGGTACATTATTAAATAACTTGTTCCGTAATTATTTCAATAAATTAGTGAAAGAAATGCAAAAACAAATTGTGCGTGAAATTAACACTGGATCATGGCGTTCAAGTGAGGATTATGGCAATATTGTTAACATGACAAATATTTACAAAATTATGAAATCAACCACGATTGAGAATGGTATTAATCGGGCATTATCAACAGGTGATTTCAGTATTAAACAATCAAACAGTAGTAAGGTTGGTGTTGCACAAGTACTTAGTCGTCTTACATATGCATCCAGTTTGAGTCATTTACGACGTATAAATACTCCACTTGAGAAAAGCGGTGAGCTTATCGCTCCTCGTAAATTACATAATACAATTTGGGGCTTTTTATGTCCAGCAGAAACGCCAGAAGGTCAATCTATTGGAATTGTGAAAAATATTAGTTATATGGCGCACTTGACTATTTCTACAAATAGTTCTGCATTGTATGACTATATTCAACCATACATTACTACATTTGAGAATATTCAAGATACGACGGATTTGTATAAATCAGTTAAGGTATTTGTGAATGGTGCATGGCAAGGTGTTACTGATAGACCAACCGAATTATATAATGATTTGAAAATGAAAAAACATACTGGAATTATTAATATTTATACATCCATTGTATTTGATTATAAACAATTAGAAATCTGTATTTGTAATGATGGTGGTAGATTAACTCGCCCAGTATTGCGTGTAAAAAACAACAAGGCGATTATTACAGCTGATATAATTAAAAAGTTAGTTGATAAGAATTTAACATGGAATGATTTGTTAACGAATTGTAATATTGATGAATCCGTGATTGAATACATTGACCCTGAAGAACAAAATTATGCTATGATTGCAATGAAATCCAAGAATTCATATCTACAAAAATCGTCACATTTCAATTATACTCATTGTGAAATTCATCCAAGTACTATTTTTGGGGTCTTAGCATCATGTGTCCCCTTCCCCGACCATAATCAAGCACCCAGAAACACATATCAATGTGCGATGGGTAAGCAAGCCATGGGCGTATATGCTACCAATTATGACAAGCGTATGGATAAAACTGCCTATGTGCTCAATTATCCCACGCGTCCATTGGTGGACACGCGAATTATGAACTTTCTACACCTGAATAAGATTCCATCTGGTACACAAATCCATGTTGCTATTATGACCCATACTGGTTATAATCAGGAAGATAGTGTATTGATTAATAAAGCATCTATTGACCGTGGTTTATTCTTAGCCACTATTTATCATACAGAAAAGGATGAAGATAAAAACATTATTCGCGATGAAATTATTCGCTGTAAACCAGACCCTGCTAAAACAAAGGGTATTAAATTTGGAAATTATGACAAACTCAATGCAGATGGGTTTATTCCGGTGAATGAACGTGTAGAAAACAGAGATGTAATTATTGCGAAAATTGTACCCATTAAAGAAAATCGTAATGACCCTACAAAGGTCATTAAATATGAAGACCAAAGTAAAACATTTCGTACAACAGAAGATACTTATATTGATAAAAACTATACAGGACGTAATGGTGATGGTTATAATTTTGCAAAAGTTCGCACGAGAGTGTTACGTAAACCTACCCTTGGTGATAAATTTTCAAGTCGTCACGGACAGAAGGGTACTGCGGGTAACATTATTCCCGAATGTGATATGCCATTTACAAAGTCTGGCCTACGCCCCGATATTATTATTAACCCACACGCTATTCCATCAAGAATGACGATTGGACAACTGAAAGAAACTTTACTTGGAAAGGTTCTTCTTGAGTTGGGAATGTTTGGAGATGGTACCAGTTTTGGTAACTTAGATGTCAAGACGATTGCAGCTGAATTATTAAATCTGGGTTATGAAAGTTACGGCAACGAACTCATGTACAATGGTCTTACTGGCGAACAACTTGAAACCAATATATTCCTGGGTCCTGTATTTTATCAGCGACTCAAACATATGGTTGCAGATAAGCAACATAGTCGTTCTATTGGTCCTATGGTGAATCTTACCAGACAACCTGCTGAGGGTAGAAGTCGTGATGGCGGATTCCGTATTGGAGAAATGGAGAGAGATGTTATGATTGCCCATGGTATGACGCGATTCTGTAAAGAACGAATGTATGATGTATCAGACAAATACAATGTACACGTATGCAAAAAATGTGGAATGGTCGCATCATTTAATGATGGTAAGAAAAGTAAACTGCATACAAGTGGGGACTTCTCAATTCATTTGTGTAAAACATGTGATAATCGTACCGACTTTGCCAAGGTTGACATTCCTTATGCATACAAACTAATGTCACAGGAACTACAAACAATTAATATCGTTCCTCGTATTATCACAGAATAAATACGATAATATTTATATCAAAAATACATAATTATATTTAAGTAAATCTTTTTTATTTTGTTATTGGTGTATATCAATAACAAAATAACCTACTATTTACACAATGCATTATGGGCGCTATTTCACCAGATTATCTTGTAATTCAAATAATTCAAACAAATTATCTTTAATCAACTTCAACACCGGTTCTATTTCATTAAAATACATTTGAATTTGTTTGGACCGTGCATTCATATATCCAGCAGTTCGTTCATATGTTGTTAAATTCACATTTAATGTAACCGATGTATACATTGCATTATATTCATTCATCATACGTATTAATTGTTCAACATTACTTCTATGTTCCATATACAACTCATTTATATCCAGTATATTTGTCAGTTCATCTATAGTATCTTGGTATTTGTTTGCATTCTCAATTAATGTTTCATACCCCCGTTTATATTTTTCATCAATAATTATAATATCCTCCATGGTAAATTCTGGTGCTTTCACTTCTCCTATATTATTTTCAATATCACGATTCAAGTTACATTCATATAAATAATGGTTAATTTGTTTATCAGAGTCATCTGGTTCGTCTGAGTCATATTGATACATTTCATATAATAAGTTTATTTTTCTAATTTAATATACACATACAGAATAAAATAAAAAGTAAATGGACGAATCAACCCGTCCAAAAGTAAATGATAATAGTGAAATTAATGATATACGCACTCCTGCTCAATTCAAAGGTGTATCCTTTTCTAAATTTAAAAAAACAGAAGTACGAAAACAACTTATTGAGAACCTAAAAAAAGGACGTATTGAACCGGCGTGTTATTGGTGTGCCGAATTAATTTGCGGAGGCCATTTTATTGAGGTTTGGGAAACGATCATACATTATGTTGGAAAGCATATCCATTTAGGTAATCCAACAATATTATGCTATATAGAAAAACGATATGATATATTTCGTAATATAATGGCTCAAGGTCAACATTTAAATGAATTACAATTGAGGAATCATCCTACTATACGCGCTTTATTTGCTGAAATTATTGGTATATTAGCCAATTCAAACAAACGAAATAGTTTCGAAGCTATCAAAATAGATCGCGAAGAAGAATATGATATAACACAAATGTCCGAAAAATTAATAGCACCCAACATATCTTATATTGAGCCTATATTCAAAAAAGACGACCCAAAAGAATTATTTATTGCTGCCAATGAGTTTGCATACAATATTTCACCAGACAAACTAAATATGGTTAATGCATGTTATTGGATTGAATGGATTATTGAATTTCAACAAATATGTAAAAAACGAAAAAATCCCTGTTATAGTGAATCCCGTAATTATCCGGTAGAAAAAAAATGTAAAAAAGACCTTATTTGGATATTATGGGAAGCAATGTTTCATTATGCTGAACAAAAGGGAACCTACTGTTTTCAATTGATGGGTTCTATTTTCCGTATTTTCTGTATTAAATATACCACTGCCTCAAGCAAAAAACGTAGATATTTACTATATTTTGCGGTTTCTCTACTTACCGAAACAATTCCTACAAATATTGACCTAATAAACAACAAGTCCACAATTGAAACCATCAAAGGAAAAATCAATATTATCTACAAACAAATTAAGAAAAATGAGGAAAGTCCTAATACAGATTATTTATTTGCTAATCTGGAAAGGGAAAATACATTTGAACAATCTATGCGTAAAATGGAAATTGTAAATAATATGGATTTCTTATCAAAATAGGGATAATTATATCCATATAATATATAGAAATGCCATCATCAAAAGTAATAGGCGAAGGTAGCTATGGATGTGTTCATAAACCCGCATTAAAATGTAAAAACAAAGAGTATGACCCTGACCCAAATATCGTTTCAAAATTATTAACAAAACATAATGCTAATAACGAATTAAAAGAGTTTAAATTAATTAAAAAGGCGGATGAAAAAGAACATTTTTATTTAGGACAACCTGATTCGTGTGATCTTGATCAGGGTGTGAAAAACAAAACAGCTATTGATTTGTGTAACCGGTTTGATAGTAAAAAAATAAACGATTATAAGTTATTGTTATTAAAAAATGGAGGAGCAGATTTAAGTGGTATAGAAGATAAATATAAATCTATGCCTGACAATCGGCACAGTACACGTAAAATGGAAGAATTTTGGTTAGATATGAGTCGTATATTGTACGGGTCAATGCTATTAATGGATAAAAAAATTGTTCATCATGATCTAAAACAACAAAATATTGTATATAACGAAGAAACTGGGCGTGTGAATTTTATTGATTTTGGGTTAATGACTACAATACTAAAAATGAAAAATGCAGCAATTAAAAATAAATATCCATTTGGAACACACTGGTCTTTTCCTGCAGAAGTTATATTATATGATAAATATGCGTTTAATGCACTATGTAATACAGAAGGTGAAACAAAAAATTATGGTATAGCTGGTTTATTTAAAGACTATAAAACATATGCATTCGTCAACGTTCAATATCATATGCACGATTCTCATCGCGAAACCAAAAACACCCTAATTGGCCGAACATGGTCCGGATTTTATAAAATGTGCAAAATCCTAAAAAAAGAAGATTATGATAGTTTTTTAAAAAAATCTATGGAAACACTTGATAATTTTGGAATCGGGTTCAGTTTATTGTCTATGCTGATAAGAACACAAAAATTCATAGATAAAGAATTAGCTAATGATTTGTCAGTATTGTTTAACAGTATGATACATAGTAATGTATTTCTACGTCCATCACCTACTGAAATCGTTACCAAATATGAACAGATACTACAAAGTCATGGATTATTGGATAAATATAATATGAGATTTGAAAATCATTTATTGGTAAGTGTAGATGATTCAGTAAAGGAACCCGAAATACCAAAGGCTATACAAACATTCTTAAAAGAATTAATACTTACCTGTCCAGAGGGTAAAGAAATAAATCCAACATCTAATCGTTGTATAAATGTATGCAAACCTGGATTTCAACGTAATGACAAATTTTTGTGTAGAAAAACGAAAACACAGAAAACACAGAAAGCGAAAAGTTCAAAAAAATGCCCAGCTGGAAAAGAGTTAAATCCAAAAACAAAACATTGCAATAAAACATGCAAACAGGGATATAAACGTAACAGTGAATTCAAATGTGTAAAAGATAAATAAAACATTCATAAAAAATATAATAAATTTGTATATGAAAATTAAATATACAAATTTAGCTATTATGGTACGTTTCGTAAAATCGCGGAATTTACTTAACCAAGGGTGTAATTCATTTGTAGGAGGGTCAATCATAAATAGGGAAATTCGCGTATATAATCCAGACAAACAGATTATTGTATACTCTCCGTCAAAAAATCATACTTATAATGTAAAATAACTCGTTTATACCTCATCCATCCAGTTATCTAATTCTTCATGCTGTAATTTTATAGATGATGGCCGACGGTTTACATTTTCTTTTGCTATACGTCTTTCCAATTCTGTTTCTTTTTTATCCCAAGAATACAGTAATTCACGATTTGCATAATTAAATTGTCTATTTTTTATGAAATAAGCATTTCTTGATTTTGTATCCATAATTATCTCAAATTCTGTAACTAATGATTGCTTATCCTTTATAATATCTTGATAATCTTCATCTAATTCTTTGCAAACTGCTTTCCATTCTTTAAATTTTTGAACAGGGTCTTGGTGTATCCATAATTTCTTTGCCCCCCATGGTCCAATCACATCCATGCGATGGTCTAACTTATTGTGGAGTAGTGAATATTTTTCACGTAATATTTGAATTTTTTCCTTTATTTCGTCCAATTTATAGTATTTTGAGATGGAAAGAATTAATGAAATATAAGTTGCAACCGTAATGGAAAATATAGAAGATACTGTATCTGGAATAGTTAATTGTATTCTGGTTGCTTGAATAAATCCAGATAACGTAGAACAAAAAATAACAGATGTTTGAATATTATTTACAATTGTATTCATGTCATCATATTTTAAATCAAGCAATCGTTTATTATCTTTACACTCTTTCAAAATGATTACATTATTTCGTTGTAATGATTTTAACTCATTACTAAAAACGATATATTCTGTTTGTTCAAACCAATCAATATTATTATTGTGGTTCAAGTATAAGTTATAATCGGTTTCTTCATTATTTGCCTGAATGGTTTCTTCATTATTTGCCTGAATGGTTTCTTCATTATTTGCCTGAATGGTTTCTTCATTATTTGCCTGAATGGTTTCTTCATTATTTGTCTGAATTGTTTCTTCCGCAACTGCCTGATTCGTTTCTTGATTTGTCGTTTCAATATTTAATGATACATTCTCAGTTGGGTCATCGTTATTTAATTCATTATTATCGGTTAACATTGTAATTACATTACAATCACATTATATTTTATAAATTACAACATTATTCTTGTAATTTACCTACCTATATTATACTAAAGCATATCAAACTGTCTAAAACGAAGCTCCAAACGAAGAACCTAACACTCCATTTGCAGGTGCTGGTCCCATGTTCATCATATGACTATTCATTTCTGTATTTACATTTCCACCTTGCATCATGTGATCATATGACTCCATTACGGAGTTTTGTTGTGTAGTTGCGACTGGTCCTGGGGGGAACATGCCACTTTGTGCACCACTATGGTCTAAATAATCCGCTTGACTTGACATGTGTTCTTTACTATTGGGTTTTCTTCGTACACCTTTTCCTTTCATACCCTCCTTGTAATCAGGTCCATTCCACAGTTCATGTAAACGGTCTACTAAAATATTAACCTTTATACCTAATTTAGTTTGAATACTCAAAACAATGATTAGAAACGCGAGTATAACATTGGTTAAATTCAATGTCTCATATTTAAATCCACTATAGGTTGGTAAATAATTAATAATGCGGTGAATAAATATAATTCCACTAAACATTACCACCAATTGAATAAATACTTCCAATAAAATCTCAACCGATGATTTCTCAGGGTCTGCCTCCGGTACAAATCGTTGAATTAATTTATTCAACATAACTACAGGCACGACACCCATGGTTGAATATTGAATTACATTTAAAATCTCTGCATTACTTTCTTCTGTCATAGAAAACACATGAGACATAAATGTCTTTCGTGTAATATCTGCGGTTTCTTGTAATAGTTCCATTCTACTAATTCTATAGAAACCCATTAGAAAATAAAAATATTTGAGTTCGTCTAAATCCCAGTAAAACTATAGTGAAATGGATATAAAAATTTTGATATTATGCCCTCATTGCCCCCTTTATCTGTGGATGATATTGATAATCGTGTATATTCTATAACATAATGTTTAAAAATATATAAATATGTTTCGTTATATATAATCAATATGAACCAAGATGAAGTGATTAACCAGCTTAAAGAAACTATTCAAAAATTAGAACAAGAATTACAAGAAACCAAAGACCATCTCAAAAAATATACTGCACCTGCCAGGACTAAAACTTATTATGATAATCATAAAGAATATATACTGAACAAAAATAAAAATTATCAAATATCTCCTGAAAAAAAGAAACAATATGCGAGACAAGCATACTTAAATAAAAAAGAAAAATTAAAAACAAAAAGTGAAAATATTTAGGAATTATATAATATTACGAAATATTATATAAAAAAGAATATCTTTAGGGAATATATAGAAATGAAAAAAATCATTGGTGTTTACAAAATTTCAAATAATTTGTGTCCCGAAGGGAAGTATTATATCGGGTATTCATGCGATATTCACAAAAGATGGGGAACACATCGTTCAACACTAAAAACTAATAAACATTGTAATATATTACTGCAAAGAGCATATGATAAATACGGAGCAGACTGTTTTACATATGAAATTTTACATGTGTGTGAAACAGAAGAAGAAGCACAAAAATATGAACTTTCTTACTTAGAAGATGAAAATATAAGAGATAAATTATATAACTTACATTATAATAGTAGTGGAGGTGATATGCTAACATATCATCCAAACCGAGAAGAAATTATAGAAAAAATTAATAAAACCCAAAAAGAACAAATTAGCAAAATGACAAAAGAAGAAAGACAGGCAAAGTGGGGACAAAATGGAGAAAAAAATGGTATGTATGGAAGAACCCATACCGATGAAGTTAAACAATTATTTTCTAATTTACATAAAGGTAATACATATAATCTTGGTCGTAAAGTATCACAGGAAACAAAAGATAAGTTGTCTACTATTGCCAGTCAAAGATTGGGTGAAAAAAATCATTTTTTTGGTAAACAACATAGTAAAGAAACTAAAACAAATATAGGATTAGCAAATTGTAACAGAATACCAGCAAATAGAAGAGAAGTACAAATAAATGGAAAAATATATACATCAGTAACAGCAGCAGGGAACCAGTTACTTGTATGTACTGCTACTATTTTATATCGTATAAAGTCACCTAATCCAAAATTTGCTAATTATTTTTATGTGGACACTATTCAATACGAATTTATGCCACCATCTGTAGTTTAATTGGTGCATGATGTTGATAGTCATGTAGTTTAAAATCTTCAATTACATAATCATTAATATTATCTCGTTTATTTAATATTTCTAATGAAGGAAATGGATAAGCTTCACGTGTTATTTGCTCAGCCGCTTGTTCAAAATGTCCATCATATAAATGACAATCTCCACCATAGTGGATAAATTCATAAGGTTCCAAACCACATATTTTTGCTACTATATAAGTTAAAACACTATACGACGCAATGTTAAATGGCAAACCACACATGGTGTCAATACTTCTCTGGTATAGCAAACAACTTAATTTATTACCACCAGTTACAATAAATTGAAATAATATATGACACGGTGGTAAAACTCCTTTATCCATTTGGCATGGATTCCAAGCTGATATTATATGACGTCGTGAATTTCTGGTTTCTGGATTCTTTAATTCATCTATTACTAATTGCAATTGGTCTATACCTTTTCCTGTATAATCCTCATTACAAGAACTATATGGTGCATTAAAATATCTCCATTGAAACCCATAAAGTGGACCCAGATCACCTTCCGCATAATGTTCTAATCCACGCGATTTCATATATTCGGGTGTTGAATTTCCATCCCAAATATGTACCTTTTGATTATTCAATATTTTATTATCTGTATCACCACGTATAAACCATAATAACTCTTTAAAACAAGTTTTCCAAGCAGTTTTTTTGGTAGTTAATATAGGTATCTTACCATTCTCTAACGAGAAGTGCATAGCAGCACCCACACCCCGAATTGTTTTCCCATTTCTACCTTCTTCCAACTGTCCTTCTTGTAACAAATCCTGGAGTAAATTTAAGTATTGATACTCTTCGTGCTTTGGTTTAGAGGTGTCGCGTCCCTTATGTTTATTTATGTCAACCACATTTTTCAACATTTTATATATATATTATACAAAAACTCATTTAAATAGTTTTACATTATTTGTATATCTAAGATGTCATCTAACGCAGCTGCTATACGCCGACGCGTAAATCCACAACAACAACAACAACAACCCAAACCAGTTGATAACCCACCCCCCCAGCCACCGTCCAATAACAAACAACTGACTATCCAACAAGTGATAACTACAATGGACCAACGATTAAAACAAGTTGAAACTATTATGCAAAATAATGGCACTAATAACAATACAAGTGATTTATCTTTAATCGTTGATGAATTTAATAATCGGTTTGAAATTATGGTAACCGAAATGAATTCTTTAAAAGATATAATTATGCAACTGCAGACATATACAATGTCTGTCAATAAAACCTTATATGATGAACGTATTCATATATTATCTGATTTAGGAAATAATACAATAACCCCCTCTGACAATAAAGAATTACAATCTGGTTCAAGTTCTCAAGACAATCTTGAACAAACCGGAATCACAATAACGAATAAATAATCGTAGTTATAAAAATATTATTGTAACATATTATAGCATATTACAATAATGAACATAAATTTCCAAGAAAGAATTGCACAACTACAAACTAACTATTATAAAGAAAATATAAAATGTGTATTATTTAAATCAAATCAAAAAATAGACTGTGCAAACTCAATATCTAATGCATTTGAACAAAAGCAATTATTTTCCAACACCGTTTTTATTTTACCTAATACAAACAAGTTGTATTTTGACTATACATTTTTTAAAACATATGCCACGCCTCCTATTTTTCAATCATTAATTGAATACATATATGACCTGATAAAACAAACTATCAACAAATACAAGTCATATGATATGCATATTAATTGGAATACATATACAATTTCTGCACATGACCGTTACAAGGACTTATATAATTTGTTTTTAAATAGACCAGATAATGACGAATTTAATTTTCATGATAATTTAAACAACTTGTATGTTTATTATACGCCCAATGTTATTCAAATTATATCAAAATTAATGACACCAATCATACATCCAGTTGTTCTTAGTAAAGTAACCCTATTTAATAAAAGTGAAAGTGAAGAATTATTAAATAATCTATTGAAAAATAAATAAGTACATCCGTAAAGGGTTTAAAATATAAAATTGTATAATAATATATGAATATTACTATAAATAACACGGGAAAAGCAGAACTATTTGGCCTACTATTTCAACACATCCGTTTATTCACAGAACATGTAAATGTTACGTTTGATAAAGAAAAAATGTTCATGCAATCGATGGATTCTGCCCGGGTTTCAGTATTTGAGTTATCATTGCCAGCAACATGGTTTGATTCATATGAACATACTGGAGCTTCTCCAATTACACTTGGTATACCGGCAACTATGCTATTTAAAATTTTAAACACCCGCGATAAATCACAAAACACGCAAATTATATATAATGAGGATGACGATAAACTCCTCATACATTTTGCATCTAATAATGCATCCGTCTTTAACAAACGATTTGAGCTTCCGCTAATAGATTTAGATTGCGAATTGATGGCGATCCCTGAAACCGAAAGTGAAGCTGAGTTTTCAATTGATTCCGCTATTTTTTCTAATTTGATTAATCAACTTAAAATATTTGGGGATACGATTGAGATAGAATGTACCGAGGATAAAATAACACTGCATTCTATTAGTATAGAAACTGGCAAAATGGTTGTAGATATTAATATTGACGACTTAACTGAGTATTCTATTACAGAAGGAGAAGTTATGAAATTATCATTTAGCCTATCTATGTTACACAATATTTGTATGTATAATAAAATCGCAAAAGAGGTTGAGATTCATCTTACTAATGATTTTCCAATGAAAATCAAGTATTTATTGGGCGATGATGGTGCATCTTTCACATTTTATCTTGCTCCAAAAATCGGTGACGATGATTAATAATTCTTCGTTCCAATAAATATAAGATAAAAATATGTTATTATATATAGCATATTTTTATGAACGCATTCTTTCACATATTTTTATTCATACTCATATTATTCATCTACATACACATCACTCATCAATATAAAACCAGTGAGGATATGGAAATATATGAAATGGATTATGTATCCAATGAGCATTTGCAAGAAGTGTGTAACATCAAACAACCTGTGTTATTTTTTTACAAATCCATTCATCCTGAATTCTTTGAGGCATTAGACCATGAACATTTAGATAGACTCGACTCATATGACGTAAAGGTTAAAGATGTCCGCGACTATTATGCGGATGAACCCAACATTGATTTCACAGTCATGCCATTCCGCAGTGCAGAAACACTTATGACAACTGATACTAAGTCTTCCTATTTTACAGAAAATAATCATACTACTATTGACGAAGCTGGTTTATTAAAAACATTCCAAACCAATGATGCATTTTTTAAACCATCGTTCACTATGAACACACAATATGATTTATCAGTTGGTTCCAAGAATACTTGTACACCTTTACGCTATCATAAAAATGAACGTGTATTATTAACCGTCATTACTGGGAAAATTACCATTAAAATGACTCCATGGAAGAGCACGAAATATCTATACCAAAATAAAGATTATGATTTATACGAATTCTGGTCACCCGTGAATATGTGGAAACCACAACGCAAATATTTACATGAAATGGAGAAACTTCGGTTTTTAGAATTTGATGTTAATGCTGGTTACACTGTGAGTATCCCACCCTATTGGTGGTACAGTATTAAATACGACAGTAATCCTGAAACGCTTGTGACAAGCTGTACATATAATTCTATCATGAACGGTGTTGCCAATTTACCGGACACGTGTTTATACTTTATGCAACAACAGAATATACACAAACGTGTATCTAATACCATTATCGCGTTAGATTCGGAAGATACATCCACCCAAGTTGTAAATGAATCAAGTGAAGAAATTGACGAATAATAATAATTTATAATAGGTTCTCACTTTTTATAAATCCCACAATTTAGTGAAATCAAATTCATTGATTCTTTAAGTCATTCTTTCAATTTATATAGTTGTCAGAAAAAACACAAAATAAAAAAGTGTTTCATATATACCAAAAAAGGACATTCTGAAAATGTCCAATTCTGGAAAAGTGCAACCACTTTTTTTTCAGAAATATACGAAATTCCAGTTTAAAGCATAATGCAGCAAATCCCAGTTTTCTATAAATTATTTGACTGCATACATTTTTTTTAATACTTTTGTGAAAAATGATTTAGGAATCTTATAATAAGATTATAAGATTATAAGATTATAAGATTGTTATAATATAAGATGCCCAAAGTAGAAATTGATTATTCTAATACAATTTTTTATAAAATATACTGTGTAAATCCAGAAATAACTGACATGTATATTGGTCACACTACTAATTTTGTTCAACGAAAATATGCACATAAGCAAAGTTGTACAAATAATAAATGCCAAAGCTATAATTGTAAATTATATAATTATATACGCGAACATGGTGGATGGAATAATTGGATAATGGAAATAATAGCAGTTCATAATTGCGAAGACCATTGTTCGGCAAAAATGCGTGAACAAGAATATTTTAAAGAACATAATGCAACATTAAACAGTATTGAACCATTCCCCGCTCCCAAATGCAGTAAACCGACCGATATGATTAAACATATGTTTACAGCAAAACATAAAATGATGACAAATGATGACAAAAAAGTTCCAAAAAGTTCCAAAGAATATTTCTGTCAAAAATGTGATTATAAATGCAGACGGTATAGTCAATATGAACGTCATGAACTGACTGCAAAACACAAAATGATGACAAATGATGACAAAAAAGTTCCAAAAAGTTCCAAAGCATTTATATGTGATTGTGGCAAAGAATATAAATATCGTCAAGGCTTATCGGTACATAAGCAAAAATGTACATATAAAGAGGTTGTAAATGAATCGGATGAAGTGAATGATTTTGAAGAAGAATCATACACACCAACCGGCATTCATAGCATGATAGGAACATTAGTAAAGGAAAATCAAGATTTTAAGAAATTATTGATTGAGCAAAGCGCCCAAATGATGGAATTAGCAAAAAATTCTCAAACCATAAACAATAACAACACCACGAACCACACTCAGTTCAATCTCAACTTTTTCTTGAATGACACATGTAAAGACGCGATGAACATAAACGACTTCATCGGTAATATGAATGTGAATATTGATGAAATAGAATACATAGGTCATCATGGGTATGTGAATGGTATGACAAAGATGATCATGGACCGGTTAAAGGATATGGATATTACAAAGCGACCCATTCATTGCACAGATATCAAACGGGAAACCATGTATATCAAAGACCAAAATGAATGGTGTAAAGACACAGATGAATTAACAAAGCTACGTAAGATATTAACCCGTATAACAATGAATAATTACAGAACAGTCCCTCAATGGAAAACGGCTCACCCAATGTGTGAAGAAATGGATACTCGTGATTATAATTTCTGCTACAAAATGATGAGAGTGATATTGGGAGATGTAGAAGAGGAACAAGTGAGGTTGGATAACAAAATAATCAAAACGATGGCGAAAGGATTATTCTGCAAGTAGAATGGCACAATAGACAACCCGATGAAATCAATCAAAGATTCTTTAAGTCCTTCTTTCAATTTATATAGTTGTCAGAAAAAACACAAAATAAAAAAGTGTTTCATATATACCAAAAAAGGACATTCTGAAAATGTCCATTTTTGGAAAAGTGCAACTACTTTTTTTTCTGAAAAAACACGAAAATCCAGTTTAAAGCATAATGCAGCAAATACCGATTTTCTATAAATTAATTGACTGCATAATTATTTTTGTAACTTTGTATTAGAATATTCTGCAGATGTTTAGTAAATCTTAAATTAATCTTATAATGATATAAGATTAATCTTATAATGTTATATTATAATATGCCCAAAGTTGAAATTGATTATTCAAATACAATATTTTACAAAATATATTGCGTAAATCCCGAAATAATTGACATGTATATTGGTCACACTACCAACATCGTACAACGTAAACATTCACATAAGCAACGTTGTACAAATAACAAATGGCAGAGCTATAAATTATATAATTATATACGTGAGCACGGTGGATGGAATAATTGGATAATGGAAATAATAGCCGTTCATAATTGTGAAGACCATTACACAGCAAGAAAATATGAACAAGAATATATTAAAGAATACAATGCAACATTAAACAGCATTGACCCATTGCCGCCTCCAAAAATAAAGAAGGAAAACGTAAAGAAAGAAAATCCTTACTGTAACACGTGTAATATATATTTTACAACAACCACATTACACGAATTGCATAATAACACGAATAAACATATAAATAGAACAAATATGATTAGAACAAATCTAACAGAAAAAACGCCGAAAAACGCCGAAAAATTTACATGCGAAACATGCAACTTTACATGCTGTAAAAATAGTGAATATATTCGTCACAAGTTGACTGCAAAACATATAAATAGAACAAATATAACCGAAAAAACGCCGAAAAACGCCGAAATATTTGAATGCAAATGTGGTAAGGTATATAAAGCCCGAAATAGTTTATGGTATCATAAAAAGAAATGTACAGAACACGTAAACGATGTGAATGAAAACATAGATACACCTGCATCAATGAGTGTAAATGATAACCAACCAAATATTGTTTTGGAACTGCTTCGTGAAAATCAAGAATTTAAACAACTGATGATCGAGCAAAATAAACAAATGCAAGATACACAATCACTGCTGCAACAAACACAAACACAGATGATAGAAATATGTAAAGAAGGGAAAACAATTAACAACACCACGAACAACAATACTCAGTTCAATCTCAACTTTTTCTTGAATGATACCTGCAAGGATGCAATGAACATAACTGATTTTCTTGGTACTTTGAATGTGAAAATAGATGAGATAGAATATATAGGGAATCATGGGTATGTGAATGGTATGACGAAGATGATCATGGCCCGGTTAAAGGATATGGATATTACAAAGCGACCCATTCATTGTACAGATATAAAACGAGAAACCATGTATATCAAAGACCAAAATGAATGGAGTAAGGACACCGATGAATTAACAAAGTTACGTAAGATATTAACCCGTATAACAATGAATAATTACAGAACAGTTCCTCAATGGAAAACCGCCCACCCGAAAAGTGAAGAAATGGATACTCGTGATTATAATTTCTGTTATAAAATGATGCGAATAATATTGGGAGATGTAGAAGAGGAACAAGTAAGGTTGGATAACAAAATAATCAAAACGATGGCGAAAGGATTATTCTGTAAGTAGAGTGTTACACATATTCATATAGTTACGAATATGTATAAAATTTTTAAGCTGATTCTAAATAGTCTTTCCAGCTTTGCGCGATTTTCCACGAACATTACCTTTTCGTTTTTTGTTAGTTTTCCTTTTGTTATTAATCCTTCTTGTTTTACGTTTATATTTACGTCGTTTACCACCAACAATGAAGTCATCAATCTCCCCATATTTAGTTCGTAGATTATCTTCTGCAATCATACGCTCGTTTTTGTTAGATTCAGCTGATTTTAAAATAGCAATATCAGTTACTATTTGGTTATAGACATTATTACCTTCAGTCTTATATTCATCTTTATTATAGTATCGTTTAAGAAGCTCATATTGTTCTTCGTTAAACTCTTTCATTCTTTGCGTTTGTAGAATATTGTTAATTGTACTCATATCATTTGATACATCACCTGGTGTACCGGGTTCAACAGTAAACCCTCGATAAGCGGTAGTAGGTCCATATTTTAATAAATGCCAGTCACGCTCAATATTTTTGTTCTTGATTATTGCATCTTCCCCCTGTCCAATTTCTCTCAACCATAGCAATGTAAATCGGTCTAATGGATCACGATAAAGTCCAGGGGTTTTATGCGTTGCCTTAAGATTAACTCTATAATCCTCTTGCTCTTTTTTTAAACCATCGTAGGTTTCACATGAAATATTATATCCTTTAAACCAACACGTACCATCTTCTTCTTCTTTATATAGTATATTAGTTTGATAAGTGAATATTTCTGGAATTTCAAAACCTTTATTGATTCTATTCGTTAACCACTGATATTGGTTTTCAGTTATTGGACTATTATTGTACCAAAATATGTCTTGGACATTATCATATTTCAAGTTAGGTCTAAATCTTACAACTGTTTTCACACGTTTTGATGGTGACATAAATTGAGGAATTTGACGACCGTTTCGTTGGTCAGGCAAATCAGTAGTAAGTCTCAGTGGTTGTGATTCTGTAGGAACTGTTATAGGCGATGGTGACGATTTAGCAAAATCGGTTGTAAGTTTATTGCTACTATTTAATCTACCAAAATTAGTATGATTTGATCGTGATTCTGTAGGAACTGTTATAGGCGATGGTGACGATTTATCAAAATCGGTTGTAAGTTTATTGCTACTATTTAATCTAACAAAATTAGTACGATTTGATTGTGATTCTGTAGGAACTGTTATAGGCGATGGTGACAATTTCGCAAATTCGGTTGTAAGTTTGTGTTTAGCTGACATTATAAGTTATATAATAAACATATAATAATTACAAACAATTACTACCATCTTCATAACAAGGAAAGTTTTGTAAAGTCCAATCGCCAGGAACAGCATAGGCACACGTTTTTTCAATTCCAAGTTGGTTTTCTCCTAAAACAAGACGCATGAAACCCAATTCCCCCCAATAGCTGCCCCAAGAATTACGAATAATCCAATATTGTTTGCCGAGGTCTTCGTCATACCCCCACCCAACGATAGATATGATATGGTTAATCATTTTTAATTTATTAGGAAGGTCAAGCACACCTCCACTGTAATCAAGAATTTCTTCAGCATTGATACCACACGCAATCGGTCCATTTTTCTGTATTTCAGTCATCATATCAAGGCTACCTTTGACAGCTCCAAATTCAGCGATAGTGGCATTAGGATATTGTGTGATAGGATTACACACACCCCCATTAGAGGTGAACGTATTGCACGTTCTACAAATATTGTTAGGTGTGCAAACAAAATCAGTTTTAGATTGACAAGCAGATTCTCTTGAATCAGAACTACACGCTTGGTAAACCATACAATCCTCAAATGGAATAGACCCGTATTTTTTAATGGCTTTGTATGTAGCAAGATGGTCTCCGCCGTTACAACTACCCCCCATTTGACAATTTAATAGGAATTGAATGCTTAAATTAATATCGGGCCATGCTGCTTTACGTGCAATTTTGATTCTATCACCAAGAGCGCTAATACTCCCGTGTGCCCAACAACTACCGCAGTACACGGGAATATGTTGGTTCAGGTTTTTGGTTAAATAGTTAGTTCCATCCACATTGCTCCAAGAGAAAGATTGTGGTAATTGCAAATAATTCAAGTTGTCGTGTGTAATTAAATGGTCTTCAAAGTTGGATGAAGGGACATATTCATTGATTCTGGCAAGAGATAGAGCCAACATACTGGTTGACAAGAGTAAGAGAGAAAACATTTGAAACATAATATATAATATGTGTTTATATATTTTTTGAAAGATATATAAACACCCAATTTACAAATATTGTTCTCCATTGTATGGAAAAAAGTACGATAAACTGTAAAAAATTGAAAATCGGTAACTAATTATCTTACACCAAAATAAGAAAGCATAGATAATATAAAATGGGAAACTCAGTATTAATGCATAATCAAGTAGACGAATGTATAATATGTTGGGAAAAAATAGAACCAATAGAGAAAGCAACTTGTATTCAATGTAATATATCGTTACACACATATTGTGAAGAAACCGATAGACGCGTACGCACAAGACAATATTGTAAATATCCCCATTGTCAAGGGATAGGAACGCTTGGTATATGTCATTAGAAAACAATGATAGAAACAGTAATAAAACTTTGAATCATAGAAATTAACTTAGCAATATTGGAAACCGGAAATATATCGCCATAGCCCAATAAGCAAGATGTGCTCATGGAAAAATAGGCCCGGTCAAAAAACATTTGAAACGGGGGTACATTAATCTTGTCTTCATTAATTTCAGTAGTTTCAACATCTTTTGAAACATTTTTTGCAGCATCCCCCATGGCAATATCCGTTTTTGCTTTATCAATATGGGTTTGATATTGATTCAAAAATGAGTTACCAAATGCTTCCATAGGGTCACTACCATTATCTTGTAATTCGTTTTTTATTTTTTTTTTGATAACCTCTTTTTTAATAGTATCCTTTATAAAATTAACACCGCTAAAGTGACTATCGTCTAAAAACATATATATTATGGCAAAAAATACGGAAGACGCAAGAAGAACACGTAATTTTGTGTGCATATTTATGTTTTGAAAAATATTCATTGATATATCATATAGGCCGATAATATTATGTGTATGTAATAGAATTAGTAAGTAACGATGTTTCTGTTTCTGTATTTGTGTTTGTGTTTTCATGATGGATATTATTCGTTTTTATTTTTTTAACGGTAGGATTTCCATTAAATTTGTTACAAAACTCCATGATTGATATATTTTTATTAGGAAATGTACTACCAATAGTTTTATCGTCAACATGCGTAGGCTGTTCGTCTGGATAATATCCCCAAAAATCATAAAACTCCTGTAAAGAATCTTCATCATCAAATATAATCGTTTTTTTTTCATGATTTATCTGGCCATTGTATTTAAAAATACGGTTTCTCCATACAGGAGTATCTAAACAGTAATATAGCCAATGGTAATAATAAATATTTTGTATATCACTTAATTTAGGTACAATATTGCCAAATAGTTGGTTGTATTCTTTATGAACCGCATATTTACATCCACGTTGTAATACAGTATCCGCTCTCCCAGTTGTGATAGTTTTATACTTTGCAACATCTTCATTGGTTAGTGTTATCGCAATCTTTCGTTTGGATTTTGTACTCACTGGATTTGACTTACAATTCACATTTAAATAGGTTGTGACAAAAGAGTTAATATCATAATCTCTGTAAATAAGAGTAGCAATAATTGAGCCAATAGTCCAATGTTCCGATTTATCTTTAGACCATATGATAACCATTTGTTCAATGAATAAAACTAATTTTGGATTTAATACTGAGTAAGCTTCTCTGTATACATTGATAATGTAGTCAAATACATCAGTATCAAACCCCGAAAAATATAATTCATATGCCCAAAACATAGCTTCATCCATATTTCGCTGCAACAGCGATATAAACAGCGATTGTTTTACCTCCGTTTTATTATACAAATATCTGGTGAATATGATAGGTTCAGTAGATATACATAATGATGTGGACATCTTTGTTAATAATTACAAGAGTTTAAGTAGATATGTTTAAATCAATTTTATATTCTTAGATATCTGGATAACCTACCATTGTAATAAAATATCTTCTTTGAATAATATATAATAATGAAAACGCGTAGACGTTTATCCAAACATAAACGTAAAACCGCAAAAGTTGAGCCAATAGAGTCCAGAAATAAACGAAATGCATATATTGTGCAAAAATTCTTAGAAATGTTGAATATGGTGAAATTATATCATTGGAAAACTCGTTCCTATTCGCAACATAAAGCAACAGATGAATTATATGAGAGATTAAATAAACATATAGATGAGTTTGTTGAGGTGTTATTAGGTAAAGAAAACAGACGTGTAAAAATGATAGAAAAAAGTTTACGCATATTAGATAACAACACATCGCGTGCATTTAAAAATAATATTTACGAATTTCGTGAGTTTTTAGTAAATATGGAAAATAGTTGTAAAAAAAAAGATACTGGACTATTAAGTATTCGCGATGAGCTGTTGATAGATATTAATCAATTTTTATATTTAATGACATTAGACAAATAATAATCATGTTACCGAATCAGTGTTATTGTATTGAGATAACATACCATGTAATGGGGGTAGATACGATATACTTATTGGATAATTGCCATGAACTTCATTGTAAAATAGGTTTTCTGGTAAGATTCGCTGTTGAATAATTTCGTTGCGTTGTTTATATATTTTTTTCCAATGTCTCTGCACGAGTCGTAACCAATGTGTTTTATTAACAACTGTGACAATTTCAAATCCGCCATCTTGTATAATATCGGCCTGTAGAATTTGAACTTGATGATTTGGTATACGGGTTAATCCATAATAATATAAGTAATTATTTATATTATCATATGAATGTTTGAAAAAGACGTGGGCAGAAACAGATGTAGATAATAATAATTGTTGACTATTGTTACTATTATAGATATGAGATAAGCCAATGTAATATTTATTATGTATTTTTTCACTATAGAACTGGAGTGAGTCTTCTACATTTATACCATCATAATCTATTCCACTATCACTATCACTATCACTATCACCATCATCACCATCATCACCATCATCACCATCATCACCATCATCACTATCAAAGTGTCCTTCGCCATATAAATCTATTATTATACTTGTATTGTCGTAGGATTCTTGACTACTACTGCTGGCAGTATCAATGCTCCCAGAATCATTAGTGTAATCACCGATAGTATTAGTATAAAAGTACATCGCAGTGAGTAATATGAATAGTAGGGACCGTAACGTTGAATGTTGTAATTATGCATCAAATGCATGTATATGTTGATATTGGTTATAGTAATATATAAGAATCAATTTTTTACACATATAAACTTTGTGACGTAGTAATATATTTCAAAAGTAGGATTTCAATGCCAGTAAATTTATGTAAAGCCTCGATATTGCCAATAATTTCAAATACGTTCATCCATTCTTTTACGATGGTTGTGATTTTTAACATTGCTTTGGTAAAGTCTCCAATAGATATAGATTTATCTGCCAAATCAGTTTGAATAAATAACTTACATTCTTCAATGGATTGACAACTGCACCATTTCATGGAAATATCAATAATATCAAATTGTAATGCACCTTCATATTTAATACCGGTAATCATATGATTGTCACCTTCATAATCGTCATACTTTTGAAATTCCTGAGAGATTTCTTGTATACGATACTTCAAAAAAGAATCCTCAGTATTAGGACAACTTAATCGGCAATCACTTGGAACCTTTACATCAGTGAAACATGAAAATAGTCCAATAATCTGTTCTTGTGAAAAGTCGGCGAAATAGTTCCATTTACTGAGTAAGGAAGGAATAACAAGGGAATGTATTTCTGCAATATTGGATGCAATAATTCCCATATCAGTCAATTGGTATTCGTCAGTTTCATTAACATTTGAAATAAAACCGAATGTTTCTAATGCATTACATACAGTTAATGTTTGAGTTTGTATAAATTGTTCGGTATTTGTAAGAGAATCCATATCATTTTTATATTTAGTTTTCATATCATTCCATTCTTGAACCCGTTTAACATCATCCATTAAATAACGATTGGTATCCTTGAGTTGCTGTAATTGTTTATCGGCTTGTTTACGTTTTTTATTAGTGGTAGTATTAAAGATGTGTAATGTATCAATATAGTCATTACAAATTTCATAGGATGTTCTTGAATTTTGTACAAATTCTTCTTTTTTATCCATCGCATTTTTTAGTTCTGTAGTTTCAAGTAATTGACCCTGTACAGAATTACAAATTTCACGATGAATCATACTTTTTTGAGAAAATAGATGAAAGTCTTTGGTTTGTCCATTTTTCAATAAATTTAAAACCAGTGAATACGAAATATAATATTTGGATACTAATTTTTGCGGGATCCCACCCATAATGGCTTGATATTCACCTTGTGACGGATGAGAAAACAGATTATTACAATGAACAACATGGCCAATTGTATCAATACCACGTCGTCCGGCTCGCCCAGCCATTTGAGTATATTCATGTGACATTAATTGGCGTTCCCCGCGTCCATCAAACTTAGTAACCCCCGTAAAAATGGCAGTCTTAATGGGACAATCCAAGCCAATTGCAAAAGATTCTGTGGCAAATAATAGTTTGATGTATTTTTTAGAAATCATGAGTTCAACAATTTCTCGTAAAACGGGAATCATACCAGAATGATGAATACCGACTCCCTTTTCTAACAATGAAACCAGATTTTGATATTCCGGCAAATGTAAATATTCTTCAAAGTTGGGTAACTTACGAATAATTTGTTCACATTCCTTTCTCACAGTATAAGAAACTTTACTATCAAATTCCAATAGAGGGACCGTCATATCATTTGCACATGCTTCCACATTTTTCCGTGAAAACACAAAGGCAATAGCGGGTAACATTTCGCGTTCATATAAGAAAGTGCCCAATTGGTTTAATACATGTTTCCGTTTCATAAAAACCCGATTGTCATTGAAATATTTATCGAGTTTGACAATTTTCTTATATCCGGGTTCATTAAACTTACCATGTTGGTCTTGCAAGAGAATAAGTTTGTCTGTAGTATCTCGTATTTCCTGTTGAACGACCTTGTCGCGTATGGATTTGTAAATGGCTTCGGTTGTAGTAACAAATCCATAATGTGTTAATGGAACAACACGATGAGTGGTTGATGCCAAATATACGGATTTCCCCCCATTTTCAACTTCTCCTCGTTCACACCAATCTGCAAAACCCGCGGGATTATCAATAGTAGCAGATAACATGACCATTTGAACATGTCTTGGCAACATCAAAATGGTTTTTTCCCAAACTTGTCCACGGTCGGCGTCATTAATATAATGAATTTCATCAAAAACAACACAGGCAAGTTCTTTTTGAATATCAATTTGGAATTGTAATAGGGTAGAGTCTTCTGACTGTGTTTGTTTTTCGTTATTGAGAGAAGTGAATAAATAATTCATTAGGATTTCGGTAGTCATAATAAGTACATCGGCATTTGGGTTTGTTTTGATATCTCCTGTGAAAAGACCAAAAGAGATGTCAGGGTATTTGTGTGTAAATTCATAATATTTTTGATTGGATAATGCTTTGATCGGGCTTGTATAAATGACTTTTTTCCCTGTATTTACAAAATGTTGGATGGCAAATTCTGCAGGAAGTGTTTTTCCTGAACCAGTATGAGCAGTAACTAATACATGATTACCTTCAACAATGGATTCAATCGCGTACTTTTGGAAATCGCTGAGAGAATAAGGATATAATTCAAAATGAGATTCATACTTTGAATTAGATGGGTAAGGTTTGTCACAAATAACGACCATGGTTTCCTTTGGTATACATATAATATGTAGGGTATTGTTTATATATGTTTGTATTATAGTTTGTGAGTCTAACCAGTAATATTAGTTGTAGTACATATTACACAATTAATGCGATATAATAATAAAGAATAATTATTTTTCACACTTGATAACAGTAAATTCTTGTATTATGAAACCCTATTGGATTGGTTAGTAATGATGAAGAATACATATTTTAATTAAAAAATATATAGACTATAATATAAGTAGTAATATAATGACAACAATCGTATCGTGTTATTATCGTTTAAAACATTCGAAACATACGAATAACGAATACGATACGTGGATAAAAAATTTACTCGTAAATTTAAAGACAAATATTATAATTTTCACTTGTAAAAATGATAAATCCTATTTACAAAATATTTTAGATAATAATTCCAGTGCAAATTATACAATTATTATCAAAGAATTGTTAAGCTTGGAAATAAACAAATTGTATCCAGCCATATGGGAAGACCAGGAAACGATGGACCCGAATAAACGGTGTGGTCGTGGGCGCGGTTGTTATCAGCTATGGAATTCTAAATTTCATTTTTTAAAAGAGGCAATTGAGAACAATCCATATAATAGTGAATACTTTGTTTGGAATGATATAGGTAATGTTCGTGATAAGAACATTATTCCATATTTGGAGTCTTATCCTAACACATGTAACATTTCACAGGACAAGTTAGATATTGTTTTGTTAAATGGATTCACGAAATTTCAAGAATTTTTCTGCGATGAGGTACATTTTTCAGGGTCTATGTTTGGAGGTCATAAAAATACAATTTTAACGATGTGTCACTTATATTACAAATATTTTCAATATTATATTGTAAATAATAAGTTTATTGGATGTGACCAACAAATAATTTCATCAATATTCATCAAACATAAGAATTTATTTAATCCAATTATACCAAAAGAATACAATGTAGACCCTTGGTTTTATTTGTATCAATATTACAGTTATTAGTTATTAGTAATTAACGATTATATGATTGTTAAATCCAATATGTTCTACATGACCGGTAGGGTCATCCAGAATAACCCCATAAAATCCTAATTTCGCAAAATTTCGGTTAGTTGTATATTCCCCATGACGTGGATAAGATTTACCATTATTAATTGTTATTTTACATTTATTTGAAAAAGGATGTATTTTGTACATATCAGTCGTTTTGCGTAATCCAGGATTAAATGTTACTCCACACCATGTATATCTTTCACCTTTATCCATATAAGAAAATTCTTTATGCATTAAATAAAAGCCACGTTTTAAATCATCTTTGATAATAGGATGCAATGAAGTACAATGATGTGGTCGTAACCAAACTGTAAATATTTGTTCGTCAGGGTAATTTTTAAATATATTCATAGATTTTTCAATAAATTCTGGTTTTATAAAATTCCAGTCTTCTTCACAGTGAAAAATGTATTTAGTAGTAACATATGAATATGCTTTATCAATTGATTTCAACTGTCCTATGTTTGTTTTATTATAAATACTTGTTATATTTAACATACTGTTATACGGTTCAAGAATTTTATCATTACACCCGACTTTACCAGAATCGTCTATAATTATACAAGATTTTATAGAATATGTATTGAATGAAACAAATGATTGTAATGTTTTTTCTAATAAATCGGGACGATTACAAGATGTAATTACAATAGTAACATCATCATTTGTTAAATCTAATTTATTAAGTTTAACCTGGGATATAATGTCTTTATTTTGGTCGTATAAAATACAATCATCTACTTCATTTATGTCGTATAAATTAAATAAATTTTCATCACGTTTATATTTAGTTTGGTCCATCCAATTATCACAATCACCCCGGGTTGATTTAATTTTCATAAAAAAATCAAGGGATTGTATTGAATAATGATTGATAATTAAATCGGGCTTGTTGTCATCATCATATTTCAAATGTATTGTTGGACCATTGACCCGTTGCGAATGAACGTCAAATGATATTAGTGAACGGGTTTGAAACACTGATTTAAAACTATAATATAATTGAGACGTATCATGTACAGCGCGTTTTGTAAAGCCTTCAATAACCGAATGAGGTTGAATTGTATGTTCGTTACTTCCAAAGTGTAACCAATCAACCCGCAATTGAGAATATTTTTCATATTTATGTAATATATTTTGAATATTTACAGATGTTGGACTATATAGAAATTCATCCAAGTCAATAGACGCCATCCACTGTGTTTTCTCAAGATGTTGTCTAAAATATTTTTCGTATATACGTGACTGTCTTCCGACATCTGTTGTTACAATATCATTATGCATTAGCGTAATATAGTTCGAATAATTATCTATAATATGCATATAATCATCATTGCTATTATCATTCACCAGAAAAAAATGTTCTACACCATGATGTAGATAATGTAATATCCATTCTTCAAGTATATGTGCTTCATTTTTAAATACAGAACAAACTGAAAAATAATACATAATAGTTATTATTAGGTATTATTAGGTATTATGTTTATTATGTTTACATAGTAAACTAATTTATTATTTGCATCGTTTCAAATTATACGCGTTTTTGTATAACCAAAAGTGTATTATCATATATATTAGCTGATAATGTGGGTATACGTAATATGGTGAAGGATAAATCGTGATATTTAGCTTCCCACTCTTTAATTTTATTAACAAACAAAGGTTGTTCTGTATGTAGTATATCCTCTATTATGTAATAACCGTTTGGTTTCAACTTATGAATACTATTTTCAAAGAAACAAACATTAGCATTGAACGTATGAAGTCCATCTTCAATAATAATATCAAAATCTTCTTTTAAATTTTCTTCCATCCACATTTTATGAATCATTTCAGGATTTGTTTGATCGCAATAAAATGTCTTAATAGTATCTGTATTAAATAATATGTTAGAATCAATATCCGCACCATATACGAGAGAATTCATAAAATATTCAGCCCAACCGAAATGTGAGGCACCTGGACGTCCATTAATTCCCATATTAGATGGGATATTCACATTATTTGTACCTAAACCTAACTCAAATATTCGTAACGGGTTGTCTCGCATATCTTTGAATATGCTATGATAAAATGTGGTATAATTATGCCAACTCTTGGTTATATTAATATTACCTTTGTCACTTTTATTTCTTCCCATTATCTCACATAATACGGTTGGTTGATTTTCATCAAAAATATAATCCATACTTTTATTTAATATATTGAGAACTCTCTAATACATTTATGTAATAAATATGCATAATTAATATAAAAATCATTACTATAATATATAATAATGATTACAGCAGGGATTTCTTCCAGTATATTTGCAGTATTTCCGGTATGGTTTAAATTACCATTAAACGTACAAAATAATATGGCAAAATTAGCAATATGTAGTAGTATATATCATATTTACGATAATCAACTAAAAATAACGGATAACCAACAAGATAGCGAAAATAAAATAGAAAAAACTTCAAAAAAGAATTTAACATTGAGAACTTTTGAATGTTTAGATGGGATGACGATAATATTGTGTTGTGGTAACTATTGGTTACCAGAAAGAAATGTAAATGGATTAATGCAAATGTATGCTGTTATGAAAATGGTATCAAATATAGAAATTATAAAACATTCAATGTATTTTTCTACAGCAGCTGTTGCAATTAGAAATACGCCGAGGTGTTCACTTCCATTCGGTACTGCTTTATTTGGTATATATAATTACTTTACAAATGACCAAAAATGGAATCATGTAAATAGAACAATATGGCATTTAAGTAACAGTATATTTGTAACTATGGGCTATTTATATAAGCCCGAGTAAGCGTTTGGTCGTTATACCATTAATATTTTAATCGTAAAATAAAATATACATTACTGTATATAGTTTAGTTAAAATATGAATTTACAAGATAATCAAAATATACATGGAATACCATCGGGGGTCGCATATGGTCAATTTGAACGCGTAGATGAAATAAATAGTCGTCTTAGTAGCCGTAATATACCAGATAGTCCATTAGAGCCCCATTATGACCTTCGCCCAGTACAAACGAAAAGAACCCTTTTTCCAATAGTAAAAAATGCTCGTTCTATGACTGAGCCCAAATTACCCTATCCAGAACACAATACGATGAACAACTTTAACCCCGGTAATGATACTGCCCCCACAAGTGGATTTAACCGAAATGTGGATGTAGAAACAGTATTACGTAACCAGACATTCGCATTACAACATGGTGCAAATCAATCTGTGTATGTACCATCTTCTGCAAGTGATTTGTATAATGTATCGGTTGTTTCAAAGCCATCGGTACAACCACATCCAGATTTATTTGCAATGCCCCAATTCACTACTGCAGCTCATCCTAATTTAGTAGATACAGCAATAGGAAATGACCGATTTTTTAATCACACACGAACACAATTACGGAATCAATAAATAATTTTATTATAGTTTTATTATATACCAAATTATATAATAAATCAATGTTAGATGATTTTTATACAATATTGACCTCAAATAATCCAAATTTATTCTTTTTAAGATGGGTTCTCATTATAGCCATTATAACAGTGTTAGTATTTATTTCAAAAAGATTATACAACCGAAACAATCAAGATGGCTTTACACAACATGAACAATTTGTGTATAAATATGGAAAAGACAGTATAGATGAGTTTTATGTGGATATTTATGATTCATTGCATGAAACAACGAGACGTTCTCAAGATGAGCTAATTAATTTCATAGAAATGACAGAACCAACTGTACAGCATAGTAATATTTTAGATGTCGGTTGTGGAACTGGATATGTAGTGAACGAATTGACACAAGCTGGTTATGATGTATATGGTATTGATAAATCCAAGGAAATGTTAACATATGCCCAAATAAAATATCCGGACGCGGAGTATGTATACGGAGACGTCTTAAACTCAATGCAGTTTGAAAAATCCACATTTACACATATATTGTGTACTTATTTCACGATATATCAATTAGAAGATAAAAAGAAATTTTTCCGCAATTGTTATTTTTGGATGAAACCAAATTCGTATTTAATGTTACATTTAGTAGATACAGACAAATTTACAAAAATGATTCCAGCAGAGGATGCAATAAATGAGTCACATAATATAAATGATAAACGAACGATAACATCAACCGCATCATTTAGTGATTATAAGTATAAATGTTCCTATGACATTCCTGATAATAATGATGAGTTGGTAGTAGAGGTGAAAGAGACATTTATTGATATGGAAACCGACAATATACGTCAAAATGAAACACATATATATATGGAAAAGATGGATACAATATTAAAATTGGCAAGTGAAAATGGTTTTATACAACATGGTAAGGTGAGTATGAAGGATAGTAATGGAGATAAGAACCAATATTTGTATATATTAGAACGTCCATTATAATCGTATTCCAGTCAAAAGACTTTTCGCAAAATATATTAGAAGATGATAATCCAATATATTTTGGTTGTATTTATAACATTGTTTATATTCATATGGGCAATTATCAAAATAAAATACCCATTTTGGAATAACCAACCAGTATTTCACACATATGATTATATACGATCATTTTACCAAGTGCCGTTTGTTGTGCAACAAAATGGTCCCTATAAAACGAAGTATATAGATGACATTCATGTAAAGACAGTTCATATAGATGACGAAAAAATGTCAACAATAACAGATGTCACCAAATTTTTGCAAGAAAACTATGTATTGGGAGAACGTGTAGATTATATGGTACAAGCAAATGATATATACGGCTTACATACATGTCAAAATGCTGTGTCATTTTTATCAACATATTGTGTTCCAGAGTATACAGTAAAGGCACAAGAACCCACACAAAAGGTAGAAATCGTGAAATCAAATAAGCTTCATGGATGCATAACATCAAGGGTGGTACAGATGTATATACGCCCGACAAAGACCGAAGATGTGTATACACAAATCCCCGTATATTTTATGGACTTTTTATGTGTACACCGAGAACATGACTCTATAAAAATAAGCAGGGCCTTGGTACAAACCCATGAATACAATCAGCGAATGTATAATAAAAATATCCAATGTAGTTTATTAAAAAAGGATGGAGAACCTTATGCAGGGATTCGTCCATTAATTGCATATAAGGCCTATACATACAATTTAAACAATAAAAAAATCATTCGTATGAAACCTACTTATAATGTGAGGTTATTAACGCCAGCCACAATAAACAAGTATGTTGATTTTTTCACGTATAATACGTACATGGAGCAAAAAACCCGAATGTTTGATATCATGGTTCTCCCTGACATTGGAAATATAACACTACAAATAAAAGAAAAACAATTATACATTGGATGTTTCTACCACGATGAAGATATCTTGGGATTTTACTTTCTAAAGGATACAAAACAATATAATGATGCGTATGAATCAAAAACATTATCACTCGTAGCGAGTATACAAAATTGTAGGGACAGCAGATTGTTTTATATAGGGTTTTTACATGTACTACGACAGATAATACATTCAAATGCAGATTATAAAGTTCTCACTATTGAGAACATTGGTCATAATGAAACAATCCATGCATATTTCACACAAGAAAACGTCCCAGTGCAATCAATAAACATGTCATATTATAGTTACAATTACGTATATCCAGGTTCTCCATTTAACCCTATACGAAGCTTCCTATTAGTCTAATAAATCAACAATTTTATCATCTCCTTCAAACAAACGTAGATGATAAAGCTCGTTTTTGGGGTAAAATCCAATATATTCATGAACATTAATTCTCAGGTTCTCAATGTCTTTAATTTTACCTACAAAAAAATGACAAGAAATATCTTTATGTATAGTTGTACATAGGAAATGGTCAATGGACACCTGTAGATTTAATTCTTCCATCCATTCTCGCTGTAAACATTCCTCAAGTGTTTCATCATCCTCAAGTTGTCCTCCTGGAAATTCCCAATAATAGGGGTTAGGACCATTTTTACTGCGAAGTCCCATCAATATAGTATGGTCTGGCATATACATAATACCACATGCAACGTGAATCATTGTTATATAATGATATGTATAAGATATCATTATGTTGTTTATTCCTCCCATAATTAACGTATATATTTGCCACTACGGGCAAAAGAGTCCAGAACATAAATAACAAATACCCCCAAAAATGTATATAATAGGAATTCCTCTGTAATATTATTGGTTTTTTCATGCTGCTGTTCTTCTAACATATGTATCATATAGTTGATTTTTTCTAACATTTTATTATCATTATTATGAGTGCTTATGCCCATATTAGCATAATACGGCTGTGTGGTTTTCATGCGAGCGGGTGGTTGATAACTTTTGCTATAATCGTCGTAGACTTCGGCAGATTTATCATTCGCCTTGTACTGAGTAGATTCACCAGAAACCGATTTCATAGCATTTGATGCAGTTAAATATGAGGGCGGTGGTGGAACATATTCTCTTGAAGATGCACGGTTTTCAGTGTCAGTTTTTACTTGTACAGATGGAGGAGATATAGGCGTGAATTGACCCATTTTATTTGTTTCTAATGGTTCGCTTACAGCGCTCATTTTATTTAACAATTCATTTACCCTTTTATTTTTATTTTCATTCATATTTTGAACATTGTCTAAAGATGTTGGGTTATGGTATTCTTCATTTTCTTCATTCTCATCATCCTGTACTGGTGGTTTTTTATATGTGCGTCGCATAGACGATGGTCTCCGTTTAGACTGTTCATTCGTATCATTATTCCATGTACTTGCATATGATATTAAACTGGACATTATAAAATATCTCTACTACTTAAAAAATACGTAGATTTTAATTCAAAGTAATCTACCCCAAAATAGAGATTAAAATACATAAAACGATTAATAAAATAACAAGTAAATATATATTATCATGAAAACAACTGTTGCTCAATTTATTCCAATCATTGTCATAATTACATTGTTATCTTATTCAAATGAATTTGTAAACATGAGTAATACTATTTTAGGAAAAATATTCGCAATCTGTATTGTGTTATTTTACACCAGTTTAGATAAATATATGGGTTTAGTATTGTGTTTATTAGTGATTGTTTACTATCAAAGTGATTTTGTTGAAAATATGCTAAATACTGATGATATGATGGATAAACTATTTGAAAATTTTGAAGCTTCCAAAACAGAGGCATTATCCAACCCAACACAGGGTGATAAACAAATTCAAGATGGTGATAAAAAAAAATCACAATTGCAAGAAAACATGTCATCATTAAGTGATGTATATGCAGCAGATACACAGGAAGACGAAGACGAAGACGAAGAACCAGGTAAAGAAGGTATGGAAACCCGTAAAGAAGGTATGGCTACGGTTAGTGATTTTCGTAAACAAAATTGCAAAGGTAAGAAATTATTAAGTAAAGGTAGTGAGGTCAAACCTGATATGGTGAAACATATTTTCCCAAATGTAGAATTTACAAACCATACATGTAATGTATGTGATGACAGTTGTAACTTCTCAATAATTGAAAATCGGTTGAAAACCGAGAAGGAATTGTTTTCAAAATTCTCCAGAGACGAGGACAATGTCAAAGAATCAGCATGTTCGCAATGTAAGTAATATACATAATTTAAATGTAATAACAATATATAATGGTTGAAAAAAAAAATAATATTGCAAATTCCTCATATTTAAAATACATACATGAACATGTGCAAGCGTTGAATGGTAGTAAAGTATTTGCAGGTATTATGATTATTACATTAAATATAGTATCACGTTTTGTTAATATTAAATTAAGTAAAACAATGGAATCTTATCTAAAATATACATTTAGCAAATACGTGCTTGTTTTTACAATTGCATGGATGGGTACACGTGATATATACATCGCGTTATTTATAATGAGTTGTTTTGTAATTATTAGTGATTTTTTATTTGACGAAGAAAGCATGTTTTGTATATTGCCAGAAGAGTTCAAAGACCATCATTTAACCATATTAGAAGAAAACGAGAATATGGAAAATGTAACCGATGAAGAAATTACAAAGGCAAAAAAGGTAATTGAGAAAGCAAAACAGCAGAATAAAGACAATGAACTTGAAAGTTTTAAGATTTAAGTTAGGAGTAGATTAATCGTTATATTATATAGATTAAATTATGCATATAATATAATTAGAACAATACATGGAACAAGTTGAATTTGAGGTAGAACAGTTAAAAGTAGTTGTTTATACTAATATCACCAATAGTAAAGATGAAATGGTGGAGTTTAATCGTAGTATGTTACATATTCCAAAATCACCAGATGATGAAACCAATACAGAAATGACCTTAGCAAATCTTCCTTTTTTTACATCGGATATTGAATATCCTATAACCAGATTAAACCGTATGAATTATCATGATAGAGTGAATTTCTTTTTTAACCAGAAAAATTTTATTGATATATTAAGACCTTATTATAGACAAAAATCAAAACAAAAAGATGAGAAAGATGATGACGATAGTGATGACGATAGTGATGACGATAGTGATTATGATAATGCAAGTGAACAAACAACTGAATCGTATGAATCATATGGATGGTTACTTGACAATGACGATACAGGTACAAAATATTACGACGACCGTAATTACTCAGAACGAGAACGTATAACCCGAAAAAATATAAAAACAATGTTGGAAATATTATTTCCAACAAAATTCCCAGTGATTAATGATGTACAAACCTCATATGAATATATACAGAATCAAAAATCCACGCGTCCGTTTTGGTTTAATCCGTTTCAAACACATTATTTTTCTTATTTAACCATCGGTGGAAAAGTATATACTATCAAAAAAACAGTGTGGTTAAATGATATATTAAATCATCCAGTATACCAGAAAATTTTTATTGAATACCGAAAATTAAAAAAATGGGCAGACGAAAAAGGATATAATATGGGCGACACCGATAAAAACCATCCAAAAAATATATTCACAACAAGTTTTAAGTTAGTACCTCAAGAGTATTCCAACCAAATACCATTTCGTAAATTTAAGACTACTATGCTTGGATTTATTGAACCTTTACGTAATTCTTCAAATACATATTTACAGAAATTAATTGATGGATTAACTGGCAAAACCACAGATGATAGAGATAATGACAAAAATAGTAAAGAATTTTATGAATTATTAGATAACATATACGATAAATATATTAATAGTGATAGTGATAGTGATAGTGATAGTAAACAGAATATAAGTGCTTATCTTAATACTGGCATTGGTTATATAAATATGGGGGAATCAAATAAACCAACAAGAGAAGTTTATTTTATGATAGATTTAATAGATGGTGAAATTAATGATAAGAATAAATCCAGTATTTATTGTCCATATATGGGAGATAGTTTGGGTAATAAATTAGAATATTTGATTAATAACCCACAAACAGACAACAATAAATGGGCTGTTGATAAAAATCGTCAAATATTTTCATTGAGTAAGATGAAAGAAACTATATCTGGAAACGATTATAAACAAAAAATGGAAGAAGGTCCAAGTAATCCATCCAAAAATGTAGGATATAAACAATTAAATCCATCCAAAAATGTAGGATATAAACAATTAAATCCATCAAATAGACCTACAAATGAAATATCTATTAATACAGAAGTTTCAAATAATTTCATGACATATATTTTAAAAGTTGAAAAGGATAAACCAGATGAAGTAGAAAATATAATAAAAAAATTAAAATTTAAATATATGGATAGTAATATTACTTCTATAGATAAAAGTCGTTTATTGGACTCTATGCAAAATTTGAGTACATTAAGTAATAAATTAGTTGGAGCAATTATTAAATGGAGTAAAGATATACAGGTACAAACTCCTGGTGTAACAGAATTGTTAATCACAATAAAAAATGCTATAAATACACAAAACGAGTTAAATTCAGCTAAGAAAAAACGTTATTCGGTTGATGTATATGATACATCTGGTCAAGAAAAGTTAAAGATAGATAGAGATACAGATATAAACAACCTATTATTATTAATTGTTGACAAGGTACAAAAGCATGAGGCCAGCAAGAACCGTAGAATTTCTGGTGGTACAAAAAGGAAGAAGACTCGTTCTAAAAAAAATACGAGAAGACGTCGTAAATAATGATATATTTTTATTACTTATACAAATATATTGATTTTTATTTTGTTATTACTTATGCAAATACTGGCTTTTTATTTACAAATTTACCAATTTCATTGCCCACATCACCATCTGCATCTACTGCATAAATAACACCATCGTTTTCATTTGTTGTATAATATTCGGTTCCGTTAATTGTAATTTCAAATACCTCCATTTCTTCCTCCTCTTCCTCCTCCTCCTCCGCAGATTCTTCTACCTCTTCCTCCTCCGCAGATTCTTCCTGCTCTACCTCTTCCTCTTCCTCCTCCGCAGATTCTTCCTCTACCTCTTCTTCCTCTGCAGATTCTTCCTCTACCTCTTCTTCCTCTGCAGATTCTTCCTCTACCTCTTCTTCCTCTGCAGATTCTTCCTCTACCTCTTCTTCCTCTGCAGATTCTTC